ATCATCAATGCCATTCTAGACCATCGCCGTTATGGATATATCGAATTTGACATTTGGTTATCCCTAACATCTGTTTATTTCATATCTTGTGTTATGGTCCTTTGGGGCTATACAAAAGATTATGGCAAACTCAAGTGATCTTATTTTTATATACTGGGATGATGTTCCTGTATCTAAGTCAATTCAAGAAAAACTAATACAATCTTTTAATGATCAAAATGAGCAACAGCCCGGTTAGTGTAACCGAGGTATATGAGGGTACCATAGAATTAGATCGTAAATATGTATTTACAGTAGAGAAAACAATTGTAGATAAGCCAGTTCCGGCTGATTTTCAACCCTATAATGTTAAAAATGTGTATTGTGTAGAGGATTGTGATGGAGAAATTGCTCCTGATGTATTATTTTTAATAGAAAGAACAATAATTAACTGGGGTAAAAAGAATGGAATCGGCAAATCAACTAAGGACGAATGATCCTAATGAAACCAAACCTCCTGTATGGGAGGATCTAGGTTACGCAAATTTTGAATAGTATGAGTAAAAAAACCAAATTGCTTAAAGATCTATTGGTCTTACTAGCTGACCCAGATATTTACCATGTATACTCAGATTCAGGTGATGGGTTTAGACATGAGTATACTATTAAAATTAGAGAGACTGAGTCTGGTACTATGTATAGTATGGAGTACTCTGATACTGGTGAATGGTCTGAAGAAATACGTGGTGTAAATGTATTTCATATACTAAATACCGGCAGTGGATTCAGATGGGTAGATACACTACCCGAGTTAGTCTTAGAATATGACCAAATGTATCAGTTACAAGTCTTCCTGAGATTCATTCAGGATATAGAAGCCAGTGGTAACTATACCACTAAAGTTCTAAAAGTAGAAGAAGTATCATCTTATAAATTTTAACCAACAAATGAAAAAAGTATTTATTGCTATGGCAATGGCTTTGCCTTTCCTATCCTTTTCACAACACTGTATTGTAAAAGACTGTGATGAGATGACTGAAATATGTTATTATTATCCCAGACACAATATCATTTTTGCTAATGATGCTAAGACTCAGGGTTTTACAATGGATGCCCGGATTGTAGAAGATGGAGGTCAGTTATCTATTGCAGATATTATGATTACTAGTGTCAATATTGGTAACTGTAATGAGAATGATAAATTCATTATCATGTTTGACGATAGCACTAAACTTTCATTAGTAAGCTGGAATAAGTTTAACTGTGAGGGTAATGCATGGTTTCATCTTGACTCTTCTGATATTGCTGCTTTAGCATCGCATAAAATTATAAAAGTATACTTCCAGAATGGTAGAAGCTATGATTCATTTACCCGTCCAGTAAAGGCAGATGACCAAGCATACTTTATGACCATCATTGCGGATTGCAGAGAAAATAAATTTACAGTTAAGCCAAAATAACATGTGTCCAGATATCTCAATGTGTTCAGGGGGTGATTGCCCCCTGAAACACTCTTGTTACAGACATACTGCTACTCCATCAGAGTTTAGGCAGAGTTATTTCTTAGGAATACCACTAGAAAAAGATGGTACATGTAAATATTATTGGGAGGATACAAATGAGTAAACAAACAGCAGTAGAGTGGTTAGCTGAAATGAATACTGATATGAAAAAGCAAACAGCAGTAGAGTGGTTATTTGCACACCTATTACCTTTCCTTGAGTTCTCTGACTTAAAGGAAAGAGAGCATTTTAGAAAATGCTTATCTGAAGCCAAAGCAATGGAGAAGGAGCAGATTATTAATGCTTATGAGGTTAGCCATATATCAATGATGACCAGTGAGCAATACTACAACGAAACATACGGAGGTGACAAATGAATAAATGGTTAGATTATCTATGGTTAAATAGATTTCAATGGTATCGTAAATGGAGAAAAGGTACTTGGTATAAACATCAATTCACAGTAGATGCACAACAAATTTCTCTAACTTTTATCGGTACTTGGTGGGCAAGATATGGTTATTTAAATAGATATTCAATTGTAATTGACAACGAAACATACGGAGGTGACGAATGATAATCTTAGCAGCAGTTATTGTAAGCCTATCAATATGGTTATGTGCACTTGAGTTAAATGAAATCAATAAAAAATTAAGGAAGTAAACAATGAATAAAGAATTTATTCCATACGAACAAGCATTAGAACTCATTAAACTTGGGTTTGATGAAAAGTGTATAGCTTGGTATCCAAATGACTCAGCCGCATTATCCATTGATGGTGTTTATCTTGGTGAAAGAAGATCTGGTTCGTATAAATTACTTGCATATGCACCACTATACCAACAAGCATTTAGATGGTTCAGAGAGAAGTATAAAGTAAGGTTTTTTATTCAATCAGGTATGTCAGATTTGGGAGAGTTCTTTAAGGTTATATTTCCCGATGGTGAGCAAAGGGGTATGAGCTATACTACCTACGAAGAAGCAGAGTTGGAATGCCTAAAGAAACTAATTGAAATAGTAAAAGGAGGTGACAAATGAGAGTTTATCTTTTTTTAATAAACTTAATAAACTTGTTATAAATGAGTAAAGTAACACTAGAGTTTAATCTTCCTGAAGATGTAGATGATTTCCGACATGCTGTCAATGGACAGGAGTACTACATTGCTCTGCATAATATCAGAGAGGATGTTAGACAAATCTGGAAGTACAGAGAACTCAGTAAAGAAGAGTATGCTCTTGTAGATGAGATTTACCAAATGATTAATCAAAGAATTAATGAAGGAGAAAGAGCCAATGATTAAAGAAGGTGATCAAGTAGTATGTATAGATGATGTATTTGATCCCCGGTCAATTGAGATTATCCCTAATAGACCTATTAAAGATAATATCTATACTGTCCGAGAGATGAGATATTATGATATGCATGATAAAATGGGCATTACTCTAATGGAAATTAAAAATCCTCTTATTGTAAGAGACACATTTGGTAGAAAACAAGAACCTAGTTTTAACATTATCCGGTTTGCTCCGTTAGATGAGGTATTAGATAGTATTAGTATAGAAGAACTACAAGAAGAACTAGTATGAGTAAAGTAAAATTAGTTACCCGGAAGTCTATGCAGATCAGACCTTCGGGTAGATCTACTGACTTCATTGCACCCAGTTTTGGGTATGGTTGTATAGGCTTTAATTGTTCATATTGCTACATGAAAAGACATAAGCCAGAAGGTCTAACAGTAGCTAAGAATATACATGATGTTCTTACTGCCATTGATCATCACTCTTGGTTTGCAGATGTAGATAAACCTAATCAGACTCATAAGCATTATGTAACTTATGATATAGGTTGTAATGAAGACCTAGCACTTCATCATAAGTATTATGACTTTGATAAGATAGTTAGGTTTTTTAAGACTCATGGAAAAGCATTTGGTTCATTTGCTACTAAATATGTAAACCGCAAATTGCTAGATTATGATCCTGCTAATTCTATGAGGATACGATTTAGCCTCATGCCCCAGAAATATGCTGATTTATTAGAGCCAGGGACTAGCAAGATATTAGATAGAATTATTGCTATTGATGAGTTCTTAGCAGCTGGTTGGGATGTACACATAAACTTCAGTCCTGTAATCGTAACAGAAGGATGGGAACAAGAGTATGCAGCACTATTTCAGCTAGTGGATAAGTATGTTACTACCAAGCACAAAGTAAAAGCAGAGGTAATCTTCCTTACCCATAATGCTGATAAGCATAAGTATAACCTGGATCATGGTATACCTGGTGAAGAACTATTATGGAGACCAGATATTCAGGAAGATAAAGTATCCGAATATGGGGGTAGGAATATTAGGTACAAGCACGACCTAAAAAATGATTATATCTATCAGTTTAAAATGTTGCACGATTTGATAATCCCTTGGAATACAATTAGATACATTTTTTAATATGACTGATGAGGACAAACTAAAAGTTATTAATCTACTAATGCTTCTGCAGATATGTGTATATGCAGCTGATGAAACTACAACTATCTCTTGGTTCAATAAACAGAAAACTAAAAATGTTCTAAATACATTTCTTGATATCATTATTAAGGAGCACGGACACGTAATAAAAAGTTTTTGGGATATTCCTGAGATGGATATGGTGGAAATTACCAAAGTTCTTAGTAACTTTGGCAAAGCTGCCGGATCATTAGAATACTATGATCTAGTAGAAGTAACTAAATTAATTAACGATTATAAAAATCAAAAATCATGAGTTGTTTATTCACTTGTTTGTTATTTGCAATTGGCGGTGCCCTTGCATCAGGTATTCTTGTTGATCTTAAATGGAAAGATGCTGCAAAAAAACTGATTGATAGAATCAGTTCTCTTGAAAGCGGTCTAAGCATTAAGCAATCAGAAATCAATAATTTAAATTCAAAATTGATTGCTGCTAATTCACGAATCAATATGCTTGATGTCAGTCTTTGTGCAAAAGATAAAGAACTTAGCGAACTATCAAAGACAGCAAAGCAGTCTGAAAAAACAGAAACTAATCCTAACGTTACTCCTGTAAATCCTCAACAAGGTTTGAGTAAAAAACGCGGTCCATATAAAAAGAAGAAGAATTATGGCAGACCAGCTTCCAATAACAATTCAGCTAAGAAAACAGAATAAAGAATTAGTCATTGTACATGACATGAGTAGATCAAAATTAGATCTATTTGTAAAATCATTAGAGGAAGGACAGGTTGTTGCAGTTACTTACGAAGTAATTAGCGCAGATAAATCTTATGCTCAGTTATCTAAATTGATGAAATGCATAAGAGAAGTAGCAACCTATACAGGTGATACATTTGAGAGTGTAAAACATGAGGTAAAAATCCGGTCTGGACTATGCATTGATGGAAAATGCAAGTCGTTTGCTGACTGCTCAAAAGATGAGATGAGTCTAGCAATACAGGCAATAATTGAAATAGGTGATATTGTAGGATTTAACCTACATTAAGACCAAAAAAGTGAGATAATGTAGGTTTTATCCTACATTATCTTCTTTTGCAGGACCATCAACTGGTGTTTTGGTTTGTGTTGCAGGATCGTATTCAACCCAATGCAGTTTATCTTGTGTTCTTGCTGCAGATTCTACCAAAGTAAGGAATGCAAGAATGGTTTGGCAATGGTATGTAAAAGCATCATCAATAGTGCCTTGACCAATCTTTTTCATTACCTCCGTAAAATGTTCTTGGTCTTTGAATGGTACAAATTCCAATAGCATTTGATTAAATCGCATAACGTAATCTACAGGAAGTTCAATAGCAATGCTAGTATTTTCCTTATATACCTCAGCTCTTACAGGCTTGAGGTCTTCTACTGGGATTGTTGTTTCTTCTGACATGTTGATTTTATTTAATGCACAAATATAAATGAAAGATATAAACTTACAAGAAATAAAAGAAAAACTGTTTCAAAAGTTGAAGTCAGCTGGTTGGGGACCAGCAACTGTAAATTTTATTATGTCATCAGACTTTGATAATATATTGGAATTCCTTTATAATGAATCAGTTAACGGTAAAAAGTGGACCCCACAGATAAAGAATCTATTCAGAGCATTTGAGGAATGTACATATGAAAATACTAGGGTTGTAATACTTGGCCAAGATCCTTATCCCCAAGTAAATGTAGCAGATGGCATTGCATTTAGTTGTAGCATGTACGGCACAATAGAGAAGTCCCTAAAGTATATGTATGATTCTATAGAAAGGACCACAGATCAGCAGCTAGAAAGATCAGCAGACTTAACAAAATGGGCTAATCAAGGAATGTTAATGCTAAATAGTGCATTGACTACGACAATAAATAAACCTGGGTCTCATCAGCTAGTATGGAAACCGTTTACTGCAGCAATTATTGATCATCTGATTTGGAATAAACCAGGTCTAATCTACGTATTTCTTGGTAAAAGAGCACAGGAATATGCTGATATGATACCAGATAATCATTACAAAATTTTTGCTACGCATCCTGCAAGTGCAGCTTATACTGGACAAGCTGAATGGGATTGCAATGATTTGTGGAATAAAATAAATAAAGAACTAGAAAGAAATGGGAAGCAGAAAATTAACTACTAAAAATTATGTACCACTACCTGAAAAAATATCTATCCGTGGATATTTAGATTACAAGTCTGGAGAATTCACATTTATTGTTTTTAGCAATAAAAGATATGTTCAAGCAAAAGGATTGTATGATGCTCTTTCTATATTTGGTATCAATTATGACAAAGCAAAATTGATTGTTGCTGAGATGTCTAATGAGCTAGATACTACTCATAAATTCAGAACAACAGAAGCTAACTATACTCAATTTGCCTTAGACCAAAGATTTCTTTATGATACTAATACAGTTTTACGATATCCTTGATGAGCTGGATGTAACTCCCAATGCATTTCACATCTTATGGTGCATTGCTAATAAGCGCAGACCTAAATCTGTAAATGCACATACTGAATTAAGAAATCTTAATGCAGCTAAACTTATAGATGATAAGTATGCAATAACCGAGGAAGGTAAAGCAGTATTGAAAAAGGTTGAGGATATATTCCAGGAAAAAATAGTAGAAGAAAAAGCTACTGTATCTGAAGATTATATTACTCAGTACCTTAATCTATTCCCTAAAGGTAAATTACCTAGTGGTAAATCAGCTAGAGTAAACCGTAGAGATATAGATAAAGCCTTTAAATGGTTCTTTCAGAACTATGACTATAGTTGGGATACAATTCTTAAAGCAACAGCCTACTATGTAGATAGTTTTGAGAAACAGAAGTTTATGTACATGAGAAATTCACAATACTTTATTGGTAAAACTAACCCAGACAAGACAAAAGATTCAGATCTTGCTAGTTATTGTGAGATAATTTTAAATGGTGGTTACGAAGAAGAAACCACATTATCAGAAAAAGTAGTATGAAGTATAAAAAGTTGGCAGCCGTTGTAATGATGTTATCCATCATGCTCCTGTTACATGTAATTGTTTGGAGGGTTAGTACTGATATACTACACATTCAAATTAGTTTTCTGCAGATAATTTTTATTAACATTCTCTTGGAATTGTTGAGTAAAGGTTATAGTTTTATATCCCGGAAAGTCCTAGAATCATTCTAAGTTACTGCTCCGGTAACAATCTCATTTTCAGTATAATGGTAGAAAAAAAGCATGCTTGGAAAGGGCAGAAAGATGGTTTTGTCCAAGCACTAGAATACATGAAAGGAAGGCGAGAAGGTAAGATACGTAGTATCAAAACACCTTGGCCTAAATTTAATGATGCATCTACCGATGGTATAGAGTGGAATACTCTAACTGTTATTGCAGGTAGGTCTGGTGCTGGTAAGACTTTAGTAAAAGACAATATTGTAAATAACGCATTTGTACTGAATAAAGGTGAAGAATTTAGGATATTAGAATTTCAGTTCGAGATGCTTTCCAGAGTAACAGCATTACGTGAATTCTCTAGTGTGGTCAATAGATCATACAAAGATTTGTGCAGTGCTAATGGTCAGCTAGATGATGAAACTCTTTTAAAATGTTATGACTATGCAAAGATTAGAGTAAAGTATCCTATCGATGTAGTAGAAACTCCTATGACTGTTAAAGAGATTGAAGATGTAATTATTGATTACATGGAAAGTCACATTAATACAGAAGGTGAAGTTCCAAAATACGTCAATACGATTATTACTCTTGACCATTCATACCTGCTTAAGGTAAATAATGGACAGAATAAGCAGGATATGCTTTATGAATTTGCAGAGACTCTTACAAAACTTAAGAGAAGATATCCTATTGCGTTTATTATTTTAAGTCAGCTTAACAGAAACATTGATAATCCAGAGAGAAATGAAGATGGTAGGGCTGGTAACTATATCTTATCTTCAGATCTTATGGGTGCCGATGCTTTGCTTCAGCATGCTGACGTTGTTGTTGGTCTCAATAGACCAGGGTATTTCAAGATTCGGTACTACGGTCCTGAAAGATATATCATTGATGATGAACGAGTTATGGTAATGCACTTTCTGAAATGCAGAAATGGTGATACCAGAATGAGTTTCTTCAAAGGTAATTTTGAAAGTATGACTGTGGTAGAAATACCGACACCACCGAAACAAGAAAAACGTTTAAATACAAAATAATGATTAAGACTCAAGAAAAGAAGAACCTGGTTGATAAGAAAGCTAGGATGCAAAATCTTGTAGATTATCACCAGAAAACTTTTGAGGCACTTGGTATAGATGATCCTTTGTTTGTACCTACAATGGCTTATAAACCGTATACAAAGAATGAATTACATGTTAGTTTATTTCCAAGTCAGCTAAAGAAGGGACAAGATATCTACACAGAGTTTGTAAATAAGGAATTTGAACCTGAGACTGAGGAAAGAACCTTGTATAAGTGGAAACATAACAAGTATTGGGAAGAAGAATATGATTCTGTTGAACTAGAAAACAGCAGTGATCGCAGATATCTAGTACCCGTAAGTGAACTAGAAGTTATAGTTGCTCCAGTTAAAAAGGAAACTGCTGATTCTCAGATAATTATGTTTGATACATTTGATGAGATCATGGATCCAGATGAGGACTGTCCTCTAGATAGAATTACTCTTAGAGATTTAGCAGCAATCATGTTGCAAAAACCTGTAAGTAGGAAGAAGTGGCTAAATCAAATAATTAAATCGTAATGGAAATAGTACTGCCAACAAAAAAACAGAAGCCTGAAACTACAAGTCCAGAGAATCTTGTAATCTTTAGTAAGCCTAAGGTAGGTAAGACTACCTTGTTTGCTGACCTACCTGATTGTTTGATTCTAGATTTAGAATCTGGTTCTAAGTATGTTGAGGCTTTAAAAATTGGTGCTGCCAATGTAGATGAGATTAAGGCAATCGGTAAAGCAATTAAGGATGCAGGTTATCCCTATAAGTACGTAGCCGTAGATACAATTACTGCTTTAGAAGAAATTTGTGTCCCATTTGCTGAGGAACTTTATTCTCAATCTCCCATGGGAAAGTCCTGGTTTTCAGAGGGTAAGGTTAAATATGGTAGCATACTTAACATGCCTAATGGTGCCGGCTATCCTTGGCTTCGTGAGGCTTTTTCAACTATTATTGCCTATATTAAGAAATGGGCACCAAGAGTTATTCTTGCTGGTCACGTAAAGGATGTGTTGCTGGAAAAGAATGGAGCTGAATTCACATCAATGGATTTAGATCTGACAGGTAAACTTAAGAGAATTATCATGCAGCACTCTGATGCAATAGGTTATTTATATAGACGAGGAGATACTAACATTCTTAGTTTTAAAACTAAAGATGATGTATCTTGTGGTGCTAGACCTATTCATTTAAAGAATAAAGAATTTGAAATTTCAAAAATTAACGAGGACGGTAGCGTAACAGTTGACTGGTCTCAAATCTTCATCGACTAAATTTAAAACCATGATTAGTACAAAGAACATTAAAGAAAACGGTTCATCATCATCAGTAGCAAAGACATTGTCCCCAGGAAATGCCTCTGTAAAAATTTATAATATCCGACTTGAAGCAACACCTTATAATAAGGAAGCTTACAATATCATTCTAGATGTTGAAGGTCCTGCATTAGGTGATGACTTTGAGGGATTTTATGTTGACAAAGACAATCCAGACTTGGGTCGTCATCAGGGTCAGGTAGGCCGTGTTAAGCTTACTGAGTATCCATTTGCTGATGCAACAACTCCAAAAGGAAATGTAATTGTTCGTGATGAAGAGATTCTTAAAGCAATCAAGAACCTGTGTAAAGAGACTAAGTCACTAGCCTGGTTGGAATCACAAGATGAGAAGCATGATACTGTTGACTCATTGGTTAATCAATTTAATTATGATAAACCATTTGCCAATAAGTTCCTGCGTGTATGTATTGCCGGTAAGGAATATCAGAATAAGGCTGGCTATACTAACCACGATTTGTATTTTCCTAAATGGTCTAAGGATGGTATTGCATACGAAAGTGCTGAGGTTGATGAAGTAAAAAGCAAAGTAGTTAAGTTCAATCCTGAGGTCCACATTAAGAAAGGTAAGACCGTAGAGGTTAAAACATTTGGAGAAAGTACAACAAAGAAGTCTCTGGCTGATGACTTTGAGTTGTAATGTTTAAAGGTTAAACTATGAAGGGGGCAGAATTAACTGTCCCCTTTAATTTTTTATAGCATGCTTAGTACAAGATCAATAGTAGTATCAATAGATGAGGTTCCATCTACTTGGATATATGAATATTATTGTAAGCTAACCGAAAAGCTTACAGGTCAGAGTGTTAAGATGAAATCTTTGTTCAATCATAAAGACACTAACCCTAGTTTCTTTATCTATTACAGAGATGGTAAATACAAATGGAAAGATTTTTCTACCGGTTATGGTGGTAGTGATGTAAATCTAGTATCTGAATTATATCATCTAGAATATCCTGAAACCGTTCAGCTGATAATGAAAGACTATTCGGTATTCCTAGAGAAGAATAAAAACGGATATACTCTCAGCCCCATAGTTGAGGAAAATAAGTATGAGCTGTCAACAGTAGTAACAAGATCTTGGAATAATCTAGATGCAAGTTACTGGCTACAGTATAACATAGGCTCCGAAACATTAGAAAAATTTAATGTAAGGCCTATTGAATATTATGCTTTTACTTGCACTGACAAACCGGGTTTTGATGTGCGTAGTAATTATATGTATGGTTATTATAATTCAAATAACCAGATATGTAAAATCTACAGACCTAAAAGTCAAGACTATAAATTCATAAAGGTCAGAGATTATTTGCAAGGCACAGATCAGCTAGAGTTTAAGAAACCATATCTAGTAATATGCAGTTCTTTAAAGGATGCTATGTGCATAGATTCTATGGGGTATCCTGTAGAAGTCGTTGCACCAGACAGTGAGAACAGTATAATCCGCAAAGAGATAATAGATTTATATAAAATAAAATATAAAGCTATTTGTACTTTACTTGATAACGATAAGGTTGGTATAGAAGCAATGGCAAAATACAATGCGCTATATCAGATTCCGGGTATACATCTGAAGTTAGAAAAGGATTTATCTGATTCAGTTAAGGTACATGGTGTTGAAACTGTGGATAGAATTCTTAGACCGATTCTTAAAAATATTTTACTAAGATGAGTTGGTTATATAATGGTACCGTGTTTACTGAAGACATGATACCTGAAAATGCCGTTGGTTTTATCTATATTATGGGAGCCATAATTGACGGTAAATCAGTAAGTTACGTCGGCAAGAAAAACTTTTATGCAGAAGTAAAAACAAAGCTTAGTAAGAAGGCAATGCCTACAGACAAACGTAAAAAGACGTACAAACGTGTACGGAAATGTACGTATCAAAATTATTTTAGTAGCAATGAGATACTAAAACAAGCTCATAAAGATGGTGTACATATCAAAAGAGAAATCATAAAGATATGTTATACTAAGTCTGAGCTATCATACCAAGAAGTAAAGTACCAATTTATGTTTGGAGTACTTGAATCTGAATCTTGGTTAAACGGAAATATTCTCGGTAAATTTTACAAACAAAACAAATGACTGAAGCAGAAATCATGGCAGCTATGCTGTCTATATGCGAGCAAGGAATAGAAATGGTAGAAGTAGACTTCTCTGGATCAGGAGATAGTGGTGATATAGATGAATGGAGATATCTTGATGCTGATAATGATGAAATTGATATCGATGATAAGTCAGAGGCAATAATAAAAATGATTGGAGAAGAAATTATTAATCATAATTATGGCTATGACTGGTATAATAATGAAGGTGGTCGTGGTACATTGTATATGAATCTTAAGAAAAAGACTTGGAACATAGAAGGTGTTCAGTATGTAGAAGAACCTAATAGTGAAGAAGGAGACCTTGTAAATATCTTAAGTAAGCTAAACGTAAATTCCTGATGGCACATCCCCATGAACATGCAAAAAGTTCTGTCAAAAAATGGGGTGGTAAACTAGAAGATTACACAGACATTCATAACTGGTTTGATGAGACTAAGGGCTGGTATGGTCATAGTATGCATCGTCTATTCCGTCATCACAGTGAGGGAATATTTGAATGTGAAAGAATCTTTGGTGCTTCCTTCATCAATTCTGATGGTAAGAAAGTTTACACCCGTTATGTTGGAGAACAACATGTAAAAGAAGATTGCAATGGTTATATACCAAGTGCAAGAGAATGGATATTATTTATGAATAATCCACAAAAGTGGATGCTTAAAACACTGGATATCAATGACTAATCAATTAGAATTAACGTCAGAGATTTGTGATAATATGCTTAAAATGATGCAGTCAAGTGACAAGGATAACTTGACAGTTGCTGCAGAAACAATTAGACATATAGATGTAACTGAAAATCTACCTTATCTATTAATCTTATTTAAAGAATCAAGTGCAGAAATTCGTACTGCTGTATTTACAGAAACTATGATGGAGGATAAGTTAAAATTGATATGCAAGCATATAGATTTTGATGCTCCAGTTACCTATAACGCCATATACAACGAGATAAAACATCACAATGTTTTGCAGGAAGCTTTAGAGTATTTTCTAAATAAGTTTTCTATTTCCATAAAAAGAAACATGATGGAGTGGGGATTCAGTTTCCTGAGTGATTTTAATCTAAAACTAATACCTATTAAGAATGAATCATCAAGATTCACTAGCAAAGACCAGTAAAGAACTAATGCTGAAAGAACCATTCTATGGTTTATTTCTAATTAGTTTGAATAAGATATGGTCTGATAGAGTACCTACTGCAGGTGTCTCTAAGAATAATATAAATTATCAGCTCGTGGTTAATCCTGACTTTTGGGGGTCTCTTTCTGATCCCCATAAGTTGGGACTATTAAAGCATGAGCTGTTGCATATTGCATTCTTTCACATTTGTTCTGAGAATCTTGGCTATGACAAGAAGCTTTCTAACATTGCAATGGACCTAGAGATTAATCAATACATTGATGGTATTAACTTACCAGATGGTGGATGCACAATCAAAACGGATCCATTTGTACAATTAAATCTTCCTGAAAAAGCTGGCTGGCATATCTATTATGACCTTATCAAGGATGAACTTGATAATAATCCTGATAGCGAATCTAGTCAAAGAATTCAGCAAATGATTGATGATCAAGGTTCTGGAGAATCCCATACAAAAATGGGAGACTTAATACCTAATCACGAATCATGGGGTGAATTTGAAAATCTCAGTGATGCAGAAAAGAAACTAATTGAAAAGCAAACAGAACATATCTTATCTGAGATCCAAGACCAAATAGAGAAATCTAGAGGTGTTATACCTGGAGAACTTAAGAATATTCTAGGAAGACTTAATATAAAAGAACCATCGAAATTTGATTGGAAGGGATATCTAAGAAGATTTGCCGGTGGTTCTCAAAAAGTCTTTACTAAAAAGCTAAGACGTAAGTTCAATAAAAGGTTTGAGGAAAATCCAGGTCTTAAGATTAAACAGAAACGACATGTACTTGTAGCTATTGATACTAGTGGTTCTGTTTCAGAAAAAGAATTAAAGGAATTCTTTCATGAGATAGATCATATCAATCGTACAGGTAGTGATATCACAGTAATTCAATGTGATACGTCTATCAGTTATATTGGAGACTATAAAAAAGGACAAGAACTAGTTATTCACGGCAGAGGCGGTACTAGTTTTGATCCTGTTCTAGAGTATTATAATGCAAACGTTGGAAAATATACATGCCTTATCTATCTTACTGATGGTGAGTGTGATACAGACATAAATGTAAAAGGTAAAATGCTTTGGGTTATATCAACCAGAGGTAGCATAAATAAATCATTAAAAGGACCACAAATTAAATTGAATTAAGATGGCACAAGTAAATTTAAATACTTCAGAACTTAAGGGTTTTATTAATCATATTGTATCTAATAATAGATATCTTCAGCAGAATGGAAAGATTCCAGTAGCTGTTGCTGTAGAGGGTGAAGCAGGTATCGGTAAGACAAGTACTATTCTAGAAATAGGTAAAGAACTAGGTCTGCATGTTGTAAAGTTAAATCTTGCACAGATAGAAGAGATCGGTGACTTGACCGGTTTTCCAATGAAGGAATTTGAGATTAAGAAAGATGATGTAACTAAATGGGTTCCTGAGAATACTTTGCCTTTGTATATCCAGAACAAGTATATTCCAACAGGTGAAAAGAGAATGACTCATGCTGCACCAGAATGGATTCAAGGCAAAGGTGAGGGTGGTATTCTTATCTTAGATGACTATACTCGTGCTGATTCTAGATTCCTACAGGCTTGTATGGATTTGATTGACCGTCAAGAATATATTTCATGGAAGCTTCCAAAAGACTGGCACATTATCTTGACTACGAATCCTGACAATGGTGATTACAATGTAACATCTATTGACGTTGCACAAAAGACTCGTTTCATTACAGCTAATCTTAAGTTTGATATTGATTGCTGGGCTAAATGGGCAGAGTCTGCAAACCTAGATACTCGTTGTATCAATTTCTTACTGCTAAATCCAGAGTTGGTAAACAAAGAAACCAATGCTCGTAGTATTACTACATTCTTTAACTCTATTAGCAGCTTTGATTCTTTTGAGAAAAATCTTCCAATGATTCAGTTTATTGCAGAAGGTTCTGTAGGAGATACATTCGGTACAATGTTTACCATGTTCATCAACAATAGACTTGACAAGATGATTTCTCCTAATCAGATTCTCCTGAATCAAAATTGGGATACTGTAAAGTCTGAGTTGTATGAAACAATCGGTACAGGTCCTGGATATCGTGCTGACATTGCAAGTGTTCTAGCTACTCGCCTCATTAATTATACTGTTAACTATAGTAATACAGAGGCAATAACAGATAAGATTCTAGAGCGCGTAAAGAATATTGTAACGTCTGATGTATTTACTAATGACATTAAATATCACATCATCAAGAATGTAATTAATGGCAACAAAACCAAGTTTACTAAGCTGATGATGGATCCTGAAATTGTTAAAATGGCTGTAAAATAATAAGCTATGCAGAGAAGCATAAAATTAACAGAAGAACAATTAGATAGATTAAAGTTTATTGAAGGGTCTGGCCTATTGGTCAGACCCGGTAATTATTATAATATCCACTTTGTTAATGGGGATACTTATAGTAAGATATATAAAATGTTTACGGCGTATACAGACATAAGCAGTATACCTAAAGATGCAAAAGGATTTATCCTACCAAAAAATAACCTTAAGAAGGATGACATCAAAGAAATCTGTAAGCGTTATGATTTGAAGATTACTACTGATATCAGCAAAGCAGATTTCTTTATTGGCAATGATCATGTATCCGCATATTGCTCAATGTATGACTATACTGTGGATTCTAGGGCATTGATGTGTCAAGCATATATTAATCTGTTTGATTATGAGCATTGTGGTCCTAAGATAAAAAATGAGTTTATAAACTTCATGTCATCATTAGCAGGAATAACTCCCGATCTTCTTAATGAGCAGACTTCTATTGCATATACTAAAGAAATCAATACCAGATATGAAGACTGGACTATGTATGCTACTGAAGGTAAAAGTAATTATATTACGGATGAGGGTATTTATATTCTATATAACATGCTCTCTAGAAAGGTTCCAGTAGTAAGCGTAGATAGTTTGTTCAAGGGTATAGATAAAGTTACTATAGATAAGGACATCTATGATACGTTAGTTATGATGTTTAAAGGAACAGATGATGATAAAGCCGTGGCAATCAACATGTTATATAATTGTAACATTGATGCTTCTCTCTATTATATCTGGAAATTAATAAATGATTTGTCATATGTTATTGTGTATTATAAACATCGTAATACTAAGGCGCATAAGACATTCATGGAATCTATTATGAAGCTTCAGCATTTAGATAATATAGAAGCAATAGCTTTATTTAAAGAAAAGAATTGCTTGACTAAAGAAATCTATGAGGATCTGTCTAGCAAAATACTTAACAGAGTTAATAGCTATGGTATAATTGAGGAGACAAAACGTAATAATGTTTTGAATATATCAATTGATATTATACCATACGAAATCTTTATGGAAATAACTAAACCCGAAGAAGTAGATGTTTGATCCACAAGCAGAAGAAAGATTTTATGAGAACAGGTTTCATTTCAGTTATTCTGGATTAAATAAGTTATTGTATTCACCATCTATATTCTATAAGCATTACATTCTAAATCAGCAGGACGACAGAACAGATACGCATCTTGTAGAGGGCAGGCTATTGCATTGCCTTCTGCTTGATGCAGAATCATTCAATAAGCAATTTATTCTTGCTTCTGGTTCTGTACCTACAGGTCCAACCAAACAGGTAATAGATCGTGTATTTAGAAGTGCTGTAGAGCAGAGACGTGCAGATGAATCAATGTCAAGTTTTCAGAGCGAAATACTTGACATATTGAAAGACATTAACTTTCATCAAAGACTGAAGACTGATGAACAAAGACTGGAAAAAATCCTTACCGAAGATGCAATTGCATATTTTGAATTCCTGAAGAACAGATCAGGTAAGGATATTATTGATGAAGATATGTACACCAAGGCTAAAGAATCCGTTGAGATGATTAGAAATAATCAATTAGCAATGGATGCTTTGTCTGGTGACCATGTAGAAAGCGAGGTCCCGTTAAATTGTACAATTAATGATTATCCCTTTGGTATTAAAGGTATTGTAGATAGAATTATAATAAGGGATTCTAAGGTCACAATTTGCGACCTTAAAACTACTGGTAAGACTGTTAGTGAGTTTGCAGATACTGTTGATTACTATAACTATTGGATGCAAGCAGCAATGTATGTGGAACTAGTTGCCTGCACAAAGCAAATAGATCCAACAGAAATTGATTTCAATTTTTTAGTAATTGATAAATATCAGCAGATATATGTGTTTGATGTTGAAAAAAATACTATGTTATTATGGAGAGAAAAACTTAAAGACAAACTTGAAATAGCTAAATATCATTATAATAATAGATATTACGCTTTACCATATGAGTTTGCAACAGGTAAAATCACCCTATAAAAATGGTAACTAAACTGTATACTGAATATATCCAAAAGTCTAGATTATTTATATATCCTCTTTTGGATATTAGAAAAGGTTCTGAGGCTGTTCCAATTGAGAGTTATATCAGTTGGACTGGTCTTCATGATCCTGAAGATATGAAGTTTGTATGTGTATATCACTTGAGGGACGATGATGTATTTAGAAGATTTGAAAAGAATAAACTTACCAGCAATAAACTTTTCCATTCTTTCTACGAAACAACAAACGATGAGGGTGTGTATGTTTTTGATATGTCTAGTTATAAATATGACTGGGAACAATTCTTAGCCGGTCGGTATTCTCATATGACTACTGATACTAAGAATAAAGTACTTAAGTTTTTTATGGCTAATAAGTCTAATTATCATCAAATAAACAGCTATCTAAATCCCGAAATTTACTATGAGCAATATGCTAACTTACTGAATGTCAGTGAAAAGATCCTACGTGATGTTGGCGAGTTATGTTCAAAGCCAGATTTAAAGAAAGAAAATTTGAAAGCAAAGGTTAAATCTATATCTTTGTTCTAGTATCCTTAAAAAACCAACATGAATAATATGATGTTATTTACGTCTAGTTGGAAAAACAACCAGACGTTTAAAATGATTCCTGCAACGGAAGACTGTCCATTTGTAGAATGTATCTTTGATTCACAGCTAAAAGTCTTGGCTGTTATCGGTAAGAACAAGAAAGATCAATTCCATTTAATCACAAAGCTAGATGCTAATGGTGATCCAGAACCTAGGAAGAATCCTAAGTCTGCAGATAAAATGGTTAAAGAAGAAAGAAGAACTCTTGAAACATACCAAGAGTATTATTTAGAAGAGAGATCTGATATTGAAGCATTTGTAAATCATTTTGCTTTTAACTCAGACAAGTATGACTTTAAAAAGTTTTTTGAAACAGCGGTAACGGAATAATAACTAATGAATCATTGGATTATAGACTATGAGACATTAGTAGATTGTACTGTTTTATGTGCTCAGCACTATAAAGATCCTGAAGATTTAAGGGTATTCGTTGTATCTAGGCTTCGTAATGATATACAGAAGCTATATCTATTCCTTGTAGATAATGTACTTGATGACGAGTTCCATATCAGCTTTAATGGTATTGGATTCGATAATCAGATTACTTCATTTATAATGAACCGTTTTGGTATTGGTATTTATGATACCATGAACGGTGAACATATAGCTGCTGAAATATATGAAGAGGCACAGAGGATAATCACTGAACAAGATTTTAAGCCGACTTGGAAGAACAATGTAATTAATACCATTGATCTATATAAGTTGAATCACTGGGATAATCCTGCAAAGAAATCTAGTTTAAAGTGGATACAGTATAGCATGGATTGGTATAACATTCAAGAGATGCCAATTCATCATACAACGTCTATAACAAAACAAGAACAGCTAGATACTATTATTCAGTATTGTATTAATGACGTTAAGTCCACTACTAAGATATATCAGCTTAGCAAGAGTCAGATAGCTTTACGGAAAGCACTGACAAAGGAATATGATATTGATATGTTTAGTGCTTCTGAACCTAGGATTTCTAAGCTTTTATTTATGCACTTCTTGAGTAAGAAGACTGGTATAAATAAGTATGAGCTGAATCAACTTAGGACAAGAAGAGAAACAATACGGATAGGTGATATCATACTGCCATACATTAAGTTTAAACATCCTGAATTTAAGAGTGTGCTAGATAAGTTTAAATCCATAGTTCTTGATACAAGAAATACAAAGGGTGGATTTAAATATTCTATTACACATAAGGGTGTTAAAACTGACTTTGGTCTTGGCGGTGTTCATGGTGCAACATCTCCAGGTATCTATGAGGCTAAAGATGGGATGATTATAATGACGTCAGACGTTACTAGTTTCTATCCTAATCTAGCCATCATGAATAAATGGTCTCCAGCACATCTACCTAAGGAAGAATTTTGTGAGCAGTACCAATGGTTCTTTGAGGAAAGGAAAAAGATACCGAAGAAAGATCCTAGAAATTATGTTTATAAGATCATTCTGAATAGTACCTATGGTCTTAGCAATGACGAGAATAGCTTTTTGTATGATCCTGAGTTTACTATGCGTATTACTGTAAATGGCCAGCTTTGTTTGACCATGTTATATGAAATGCTTAGCACTGGAATTCCCGGATCAATTCCTATTATGCAGAATACAGATGGTCTTGAGATGATGATACCAGCACATTACAAAGACAAGTATCTAGAAATCTGTGCAGAATGGGAGAAACTAACGAAGCTAAGTCTAGAGCATGACCAGTACAATAAACTGATTCTTGCTGATGTAAATAATTACATTGCTGTACATAAAACTAAATCATGTTCCAAGGAAGAGTGGGAAAACTTGAGGTCGCAAAGTCCACATTATATATTTACCCAAGACAAAGATTGCTATTATTATAACGCAACTAAGTGCAAGGGTAGATTTGAATTTTCGGATCTAGCTCTTCATAAAAACAAAAGTTTCCTGATTATTCCTAAAGCTATTTATTATTACTTCGTTCATGATGTACTACCAGAACATTATTTACGGGACAATAAAAACATATTTGATTATTGTGCAGGTGTAAAGGCTAAGGGTGACTGGAAGTTTATTGAGACCTGTATCGTAGGGACAGAGAAAATAAGCAATGAGCTACAGAAAATAGTACGCTACTATGTATCAAATAAAGGATGCAAAATAGTAAAGCGTAACACTATGGACGGTAGAGAAATACAAACAGAATCAGGCAGATGGCAGCAGAAAGTATTTAACGAGTATGTAGATCTTCCCTGGTCTGATTATGATCTAAATGAAAAGTATTATATAGATCGTATCTATAAAGAGATTAGTAATGTTACTAGTTCTCAAAACCAATATCAATTAACACTTTTTTAGAATGAGCAGAACATTGCCAAGTGGTATAACCCGTTCCTTCTTGGAGCAGGTTGCAATACCGAATCATGGGGGTAGGTATACTCCCATTAGCCATAAGTCAATTATTGACAAGAGTCTTGAAACAATTGTAAATAAAGGCTTTAATATTAAACAGGAACTGTATGCATCTAATGCATCCGGTACTGTTGCTATGGGTAAAATTTTATTGGATTACGGAAGTGATCCAGATTTGAAGATGATGTTTGTATGGGGTAACTCATATGATAAGTCAACAAGATTTAAGTGCGGCATCGGTGCATATATTGAGAGAACTAACTCTTACATATTTGCAGGACATCTATCCAACTTTGCTAGAAAGCATACGGGTAATGCTGATCAATTAGCTGTAGAGATGATTGAAACACAATTGAATCAGGCTAATATGTTCTACAATTACTTGTGTAATGGTAAGAACCAAATGATTGCCAAAGAGCTTACTGTTAAAGAGATGTCTGAGATTACTGGTAGATTGTTTATTGAAGAGCAAGTTCTTAATAAAGAACAAGTATCTATGGTAAGGGATCACATTGTTAATGAGGTAGCATTATTTGAAGAATACTCTAAAAATAATTTGTGGAACTTCTATAACAGTATCGGTTATGCATTGAAGCATTCTCATCCTAAGACCTGGTTTGAAGATCAGAGCAAAGCATACAGCCACATTCTAAATAATGTTATCAATCAACCTAGTGTTGCAGTAAACATTACTCCGTCTGAGACTGAAGAGCAAGTGCCTGATAATCAAATGAATATATTTGATGTCATTGATGAAGCGGAACCTGTTACAAATTCTGATGAGATTCTTAGTATCTTTGACGATAATAGTCCATTAGAACTTCCTGAACTTTAATTAACCAGGGGAGGGGCATGAAATCCCTCCCCATACCTTTAACTGCTATGAACTTCGAAGATTTTGAACAGATGTCATTGCATAGTCTTGCTGAGATTATGGAAAGATTTCACAAGAAGAATGCTGAATATGCATCTATAGATGATGTATTTTCTAATTTTAAAAGAGCGGCAGGAGGACTGTCGTACCATTGTAAAGCTGAACAGGTAGCATGGGAATATGCTGTTAAACACCTGCAGTCTGTAAAAGATATGATTGCATCAGAGACATCAACGGCTGAGGCAATAGATGAAAAGATCGGTGATGTAATTGCTTATATGCTAATCATAAAGGGTATGTTGTATAAAAGGATTAATTATAATCCTAATTATCCGAACTATGAAGGTGGAAGTGATAATCTTTGGAGTATTACCGAATCCTTGCATGATAGATTAATTTATACCCTTAAACCTGAGTAGTAGATATGAGAGATTATATTCAAATGGTTGGTGACTTCCATACTGTATTTGACCAGAAAGATGGAAACAAACCTAGGCTGATCAGCGCTAATGAAGGTAAGTTACGATACTCCTTACTTGCAGAAGAGAACAATGAGTACCTAGAGGCAGTAGAAAATGATGACCTAGTTGGAATTGCTGATGCCCTAGGAGATCAGCTTTATATTATCTATGGTACAATACTAAAGCACGGTCTTCAGCATAAGATTGAGGAAGTCTTTAGAGAAATTCATAGATCTAATATGAGTAAATTGGGTGCCGATGGTAAACCAATTTATAGAGAAGATGGTAAAATATTAAAAGGTCCTTCGTATTTTCGTCCTGATATTAAAAAAATAATCCAATGAAAGAACCAACAATCCAAATCCATGATTCAAAGAGAAGAATCATGGTAGCTAATGAAGAAACTGGTGAGAAAGAAAGAACAACTGTCTATGGCTATGTTGTAAAAACAGTAGCTAAAAATGGTCAGATTCTTCAAGTATCCGAAGTATTTAATGACATCAAAGCAGTTAAAACGCACATCAAAGCAATGATGACTGCTTGGTGTTCAGATGAACTATCTATCACAATCGTTGACAAAACCAAAGAAACTAAGTTTAGCAAGTTTGCTACAACTTTAGTGTAGTGTTTTAGTTTGTTATTATTTGATTAGGAGAGGCCCCGGGTAATACCGGGGTTTTTCTTTACCTACCCTGACCGCGATATTTCTTCTTGTAGTTTTTACTGGACTTTAATCCACTGTTTCTACTCTTAGCTACTACACCTGGTCTTTTTTTTCTTGTGCCTTTAGGTGCAAAGGCATTCTTTACTGATACTGTTTTTGCCATTCTATTATCTCCAATTTGATGATTTAACCCAGTTAGTTGTTGCTTGTGCAGGATCTAATGATTTACCTGTAACGCCAAATGATCTAAAGAAATAACTTATTGCTTTACTTCCTTCTTCTCCTTCTTGCATCCATGAGTATGGTCCTTCTCTCTGATCCCAATATGCTTTAGTGTCATCTATTCCGAATAGAGCATTACCTGCCACAAGACCTAATGCACCACCCATCTTCTTATAGTTATCTAAAGTATTTTTCATTGCTATGGCATCTAACTTGAGAATCTCTAGATAGTTATCTGCACCTAGTCCAGGCAAAGGTAGCCATTGAACCGTTTCATTTTTAAGTTGCATTGTCATAAGAAGTGCATGGTTAGTTAACCATCCTCCTAATTTAAAATCAGCTTCATTCTCACTTACCCCAAAGAAGGGCAATGGTCCTGATCTATTTCTAAGTTTCTCAAATTTATCTTCATCATCTTCATCAAATCCGAAGATCATTGAGATAGCCATGCTAAATAGAATAAGATATGCTACATCGGCAGTTGTCTTGTATAATGCAGCCTTCTCTGATGGTGATAAGAAACTAAAGTATTCTCCTCTGCTTTGTATTCCTCTGAAGAGTGCTCTCATTGCTTCAACATGGAATCCCATTACAGTATCTCCAACAGCAGCATCATATCTGTATTTAGGATTACGTATACTACCTCTAAACTGATATCTGTTCAAGAACATTCTAATAAACCAGCGCTTAAAGGCTATTATAAATCTGAAGGCCATAAACTTATCGGCCTCAGCATAATCAAACTTAGCAAAAGAACCGTTCAGGTTATTGTTTACACCCTGTACCTTATTCTTAAATGCTTTAAACTTAACTCCATTAATCCCCCATTCAGGGTCTACACCTTCTTTTAATCTTATTTGATTGTCTACTGTTTCCCATGCATCGATATATGCAATTCTTTTAGTAACTCCATTAATTGTTTGGGTTACATTTTTCTCGTGATGCATCATTGCACCGAATATAGACAATGATGAATTTAATTCTGTCCATTTACGGAAGCTAGTCATCCAAGTTAGTCCACCAAGTGCATCTTTAGTTAACGATCTTGAACCATGGTCTGCAAACTTTTCCTCAAATCTACCCTGATATGCATCAAATATTTCAACAAGCTGTTCGTCATGTGACTTAGGTCCAAACTTATTTACGTTAAGACTTATCTCCCACATTGTTTTATTTGACCATGCTACTCCTTTAGCATAGTTGGTCATGTTGTAGTATTGACCTCCAGCTGCTTCTTGAATACTCTGGATTCTAGCAGAAAAAGAGTTCTTAAGTGCACTAGGTACGTCCATAGCAAAGTATCCAAAAGCGGATAACTTCATAATGTTATCTACGGCTTTGTTAATCCAGTGATTGTCCTTATCCTTACCTAGAACACCTTTACGTACTACTCCTTCAAATTCTCTTTCTATAAAGTTATCTATTGCTGTTTCTCTTATTGATTTCCCTTTACTCTTACCTAGTGTTGTTTTTTCTCCAACAAGACTCCAGGGACTATTGTTTTTCTGTGTTCTTTTATTAATGTTTTTAAATTCATTAATAGCATCTTCGGAACCTCTCATTACCATCTGTAGTGCCCTAGCCATTGGATTCATCTCAACAAGCTTTCTCTGCTTTTCAGATGCAATCATAAATTTTAACATACCATAAGTTAAATCTAATGACACATCATCAGCTTCTAGAGCAGATAGTCCAGTGATTGGAATTCCGGCATTCTCATCATTGTATACTTCGCCATCCATCATCATCATCTGATCTTTGAAGTTGTATCCTTCGTCAGCATCATCAGCTGCAGGTTTCCACAGTGATCTAATTCTTCTCCACCACCTAGATATTGGATTTTCTAATTTACCTTCAGCAGTAAAGTATTCCATTCTAGACTCATAACCTTCCTTTCTATATCTAGGTATATCAAAACCTAATTTAGAATTATTGGGACTGTTTTCCTGGAAGGTAAAATGCCATTTAGTTAAGGCAATAATAGCATTATACAAGTTCTTATCCGTGTTGCGGATATTAAAGAACTTTTCATTTACATATTTCTTATCGTCAATGTCTAATCTAGGTAACCAGTTACCTTTATTATCTATGTTGGCCTTGGTGATATCTCCCTGTTCAATTGCCTCAAGTACAGATACAGGCTTCGTAACAAACTTCTGCCTTACAGTTCTCTCATAGTAAAGGTGATTAGGCATACCTACAATTGCCTCGTCCTGACCTAATGAGTTAGTAAAGCTAAATATTTCATAGTACTGTATGTTCTTGGGTCTTACTACACTCCAAGCTTTTACACGTTCTATCTTTCTAGTCTTTACCCCAAATTTATCGGTAACTGTTTTGATAATATGATTTTTATCAAACCATTCTTTAAATTCAGGATTAGTACTAACTATAGTATTATAGAAGTCCATGTTCAACACTCTATCTGCAGTATCCATTGTAAGATCTTTCATGTCAAAGTTTGACTCTAAAAGATTCATATCAACAAGGCTCAGATAGTTATTGAACATATCCATGTAATAATCTGTTGGATATGATTGCTGTAATTCTCCTAGCTCTGAGTATAGCTGGTACAGTTTAGTTTTATCTTCTTTAGACAAACCAAACTGTGATTTCTTATCTAGTAATACTTTTACCTCATCTCTTTCTTCTTGAGTAACTGGCTCCCCCTCAGATAATTTTTCATAGTAATTACTAAGGGTAACATGTTCCAATTCTGTTAGACCAGTAAGCTTGGGTAAATTTTCTTTTGCAAGATTAATTAACTCCTGTGTTTCCTTTATGGCCTCGATGTTACGTAGGTCCATGGCTGTAGCTTCAGGCTGGTTATCCTCATCTCTATAGGGATTCATCAGCTGCAAAAGCTTTTCATAATGCTTGCTTATATCATAATCAGCCTGTAAGTTTTTGGGAAGTTTACTAGTTATCTTTTTAATTTCATCTGTAATTCTTTTTTGTTCAGCATAAAAGCTATCCTTAATTACAGTTCTAGTATTCTTTTCAATCCACTTATTTCTAAGTTTCATAAATGGTACACCCCATTTCTCGTAGCCTTGGTCAATAAGTGACTGCTCATATAGAGCAAGAGAATTAGTAAATAGTTCTGGAATTAGAGTATTATCATACAAGTCCTTAGAACTATTTCTAAACTCTCGTAATCTTTCTGCAATTTTAACTCCTTCCTCATCTTTTAATTGACCTGAAGAAGTATAGTTAGAATGCAGCTGTCTGTATTCTCTCCAAAGATTTGCTAATTCATCCCTAGTATCAAAGTTCTCATTTGTTGTCGAGATACCAATTGATGTGGTAAGATTTTGAATTCTTGACAATAACTCGTTTCTAGCAGCTTCTGCTTTTGCACCGATAATATCCCCAGGACCTTGATTAAAGATATTAAATCTCTTATAGTACTCCTCCGTATATGGCGTATGAAAATACTTTTGTTCGTAGTCTCTTTTTTCTTTCTTAAGTCTTAGAACCTCATCATTGTTTCCTGATGCATATGCCACCTCAGTTGCTGCTCTAATTTCAGATTCCAGTCTAGCAATGTCAGATCTATAGTCTTTCCAAGGATTAATAATAGTATTTACATCTTTAGTAACGTATTTACCATCCTTATCTATGCCACCTTTCTTATCTCTAAAGGTTGCTCTTCTTCCAAATGCAGCAGGATTAGATTGGTTATAACCAGCAGCCTCAAGTATAGGTTTAACCTCATTAAGGAATGTATTACCTTTTCTTTGGGATGAGGTAAATACTTCAGTAAGATTATTCTTTACCCATCCAGCAAATCCAAATACAATTGGATCTTGGTTATATACAAAAGCTTCCATAAAGGAATTAAGGGCATGACCATCACCAAGTCTACCGGTCATTAAGTAATCAATCTTCTCATCGGTAAGATATGCACCGTCTCTATAGCTTTTCATTTTTAGAATCTCATAGTTGTGAGATTCAATAGAAGACATTGGTAGTCCTTTATCTTTCTTATTTTTAAGATCAAGGAATTCAGAAAGTTCTGGTCCTTCAAGACCCCAATAGTCTTTTTGTTTCTGGGCTATAATACTTGCAGGAGCATTTCTTCTACGGAGATCCTCCATAATCTGGTCATACTTATCATCAATAGCAGTTTTCATCGGTGCTATCTGAGACTTGAGAACCTGAGATACACCTTCAGTATATACTTTGTTTGCTGTCTTCTGTGCGTTGGATATCTTTCTTCTGATACCTCCGACTAAGGATATAATAGGATTATCAGGTTTAATTGCTCCTGCCTGTAGTTCATTGTTAATGGTAGTCTCCATACCATTTAAGAACTCATCCCATGAATTCATAATGTTGTTAAAGTAAAATACCTTAGCTACATTATCTTGGGAATTCATATCCTTCACAAGATTGATGAGTTCAGTATGCACTCTATCAGTCATTACATTCAGACGCAATAAACTATCAAGAAATGCTTTAGTGTGTTGCTTAGCAAATTCAGCATCCTGTTGAAGTCTTGTCATTTCATTTACCAAGTATACATTCTTACTTTGGTAAGGTGCTAAGCTTTCGTAAATCTCCCTAAGGTCAGACCTCTGGTACAAATCTTTAAGGATTTGTTCCATTGCCTTATAATCCTTATTATTTTTTATAAGCTGGATATGACCAGAGATCATACTAAATAACTCATCAGTTGAGTTTTGCAAAGTATTCTGTGATACTTTTTCCATTGACTCAATCAAGTTATCATACTCGGTCATGTAAGCAGCTATGTCTTCACGAGTAATAGATTTTGTATCTATATCAAACTCTTCCATCATCAGCATATCTGCAAGCTCCCCAATAGTAGTATTAGGATTAAGTTTTTCAACTTTTACTTTTCCGAATACTCTACGTAGAAGTTGCTTGATTGCATACAACAGATTGGAAATGAACTTGTTAAATGCAGAATCAGATGTATCTGTTGCTGCCTGAGTTAAAGCCATAACCAATACTTCCTCCATTATGATTGGATCATTTGGTGCAGCAGAAGGATAAGCTTTCTTTGAACGGTCAAGTAATTCTTGACCCTTCGATGTAGCCATTACCTGTTTATAGAGGCTATTAAATAGTTCAGGATTGGCTGTTGCAATTGCTCTTACTAAAGGATGAGCAAATTCATGGAAGACAGACTTCTCTGTTGCTAGTTCTGGTAAGATATAAATGGTATCTCCGAAATAAAATGCAGGTTGTCCAGACCAAACATTCACATCTTTAGTAATCTCTTGTGCTTCAGCAGCAGTAACAAACTGATAGGGTACGCCTAAATTACTACTTAGTTTTTCTGCAATAGCATTTATAATGGCACGACCTTTAAGATTTGACTGAGATTCAGTGTCAATCTGCAGACCTTCTCTTATAACCTTATACCAAGGGAATGCATTCTCTATATCAACAAAATAATCCTTAGAACCTACCGGAGCTTCTGTCACGGTTTGCCTATCAGGAGAGTTAATGAAGATATTATAATCATCCATTATTTTATTGAACTCATCACTAGTCGGCATAGTAGGTTCTTCCCCTGGCTTAAGGCTAGAGTTATGAATCATATATGCTCTCAATGCCTGACTTACAGCAGATCTTTCAGGTATACCTACGGATATAGCATGTTCTACTAATGGTTCAAATTCTGATGGTATCGGACAAGAGTTCATTACGCTAATTTACAAGATTTTTTAAGGTCAAATATTTCTTCATCTGTTACAGGCTGCCTAGACTGTACAATTCTTCTACCCTGAAGTGTCTTTAAGTAATTAGGATTTAGGTATCCGAATTTCTCAAATAACTGCTGCGAAAGATAGTTAAAAGTTTCTGGAGCTGATGGTTCAAAATCTGGTTTTTCTTTAAGCGGTAAGTACTCATTATATCCAGCCATATATTGACCATAACCGTTAGCATCAAATAATAATTCATAACCCTCAGCTTGCTTGCTTTTTAACTCATTGATCATTGCATCAATCATTTCCTTGTTTTGCTCTAGGGTATCGTCAGTAAACATTAGTTTTTTGTCTTGTTTACCAGCACGAGTAGTAGGCATTGAACCTTTTTTAGTTATAATACCGTAGGCATATTCTCCCATTGCTCTATAAGCTGAGTTGTTGCCCTGTGCATTTTTAGTTCTTCCGTCTATCTCATTAAATACAACAAGTTGTTTATCAGTGCTTTGTGCAAGAACACTAGCAAACTCCTTCATTATAGCTTCCGTGAGATTTTTATCTCCAGTTGAAAACTGTGTACTATTAGTTAAGTTATCTTTTACTAGTGTAAATTTATCTAATTCAATACTCATCTTTCCACTAGGAGCATCAAGATCAATATACTCTTTTGTGTATCGTCGATATGTGGTTATTTCATCAATAGATTTAGCAAAGGCTTTTACTTTTACCTTCAGAGCCTTATTACCTTCTTCAGAATACTGTGCTTCAAATAAACTATCGTATAAATCTAATGGGCTAGCATCAGGATTAGCTAAGAACTGCTCATATGGTTCCTTAACTAGATTAAGATAACTTTCGTTTGATACAAATGGAATCAGACTAAATGTGCTTGCAGTATCAATACCGGACTGAAGTAATGCAAAGTGTGTCATTTTCTGAAACAAATTGCTTAGTAGGGCATTTTCAAAAGAATCTTTTACCTTTCTTACTGTAGCATCTGAAAGCTCTTGTAGATTGTCATACAGTCTTTCTATATCTTTTCCTTTTGGTCTTCCCCCAATTCTAAGGTTAGATATTTCTGTATTTCCGTATCTAGTATTAACAATCTCCAAGTCACTAAGGAACTGGTACTTTTCAAACAGTTCTGGATTAGTATCTTTCAGAGCCATGATTTGCTTAGCATATGCTCTCTTGCCAAAGAACATATGCCCATGGTAATTCAAACCATCTAATGTTCTATCTCTAAGAACCATCTCATATGCTTTGAAATCTGCATTTGCATCCCCAGTAAATTCTTTTTTATACTCAAAGAATTCTTTGGTCTTAGATATGTTTTCAAAACTATTAGTAGCTATTGATCTATTGATCTCTCTTTGGTATGTGTACTTATAATATAATCCCTCTGCAACATCTTTATCGTATAGAGATAAAACTGTTGGATCTATAGGTGCAATTGCATATCCCCAGGCTTGTCCTGATTTATATTTTTCAGAATTAAATATCTCTTTAATTTTTGCCCTATCTACATAAAGTACACCGTCCTTTACAAAAGCACCATTATTAAGTGATTTTACTTCTTGAATATCATAAGTAAGATCTACGCCATTATATGTTTTTGCATTTGGGTCAAACTTATAGTAGTTCTGCTGAAAGATAAACGAAATAAGATCTGATCTATATTTATTGATTACATCCTCATCATCTGCCATACCTATTCTTTTCTTGAGTGTTGACAGCTTTTGTCTAAAATTCTTATCCCGTGCCAATAAAGCAGAAGATATATGATTATTTAATTTGTCACCATCTCTTAGCGGGAATATATCTTTGAAAACATCAACAATAAAATCTTGAATTTTAAACGCACCCTTAGGAGAGTTATTGATTATCATGTCAATAGACTCCTGTGATATGCCATTTGCCAGGTCATTTAATTCACTGAGTTTTGTTCTTGCTTCAAACAGTGTAGAGGTTTTACTAGTATCAAAGTTTAACTTCTGTGTAAGATTAGTAACCCCATTTGCCATCTCTTCTATTTCTAGATAATGTGCAAACACTGCTCTATCTACATCTGTATACTCTTTACTTTTAATATTATCCTCAAGTGCTTTTTCTGAGAAAAGATTTTTGTCCGCACTTTTAGCAATTCCTTCAATTGTTGGCCATAGCATCCATTTCTTTACCGTACCATCTTTTTCGTAATCTTTTTTAACTAGACCAAACCCAAACTCCTCATCAAATAAAATCTGATCTCTTGCCGTAATTCTATAGTATGTGCCTGGATCTTTGATACCAAGCGGTTCATTGAATTTACTACGAAGCATTTTCTGTTTTCTAATGTATTCTCTAATTATGGGCTGTGACATAAACAGTGCAACCTGTTTAGCAGGTACACCAGCCTGAATCATAAATACAATTTTAGAAATAGCCTCTTTATCAGCCTGCAAATCAAAGATCCAATCATCCTTAGCAACGTCTACAGAACCATTAATCATTTGACTAATTAAGTCTGAAATTTTATCAATACCATCAGCAGAGTATAAACTAGACAATGAGATATTACCATCTATAGTATTGTGTGGTAATTCTAGGGTTTGTCTACCATATACATTTCCTGATTCAGTACTTGTTACAACTCTTTCAGGAAGTAAGACAAGACCTGTTCTATTAAATATTGTACTGAAGGTATTATTAACTGCAATAATTCCTAGAATCATCTTACCAATATTGTTGGATTGATGCTTCTCCAGGTTAACCTCTGATTCAAAAATATCTGTTGCAGATCTCTTTTGTTTTTTACCTTTTAGTTTTTCAGCAATCTGTTCTGCAATATCCTTTAGAGTGATTGTTGTATTAGGAGTTACAAGAGAAAGGAAGTTATCTTCTTTCTCCAAAATTTCTTTTGTAATAAATAAGATATCATTTTCAACCCCATTGATTGTATCTCCTGTTTCAATCTGTGCTACACCATCCTCGTCAACTTTAATATTTGGGAATAGCGTAAACATCTTATCAATGTCAAAGTCACCACCAGTCTTACCTACAATTTCTGCGGGGAGTATAATGATATTACCAGATGATTCGGGTAAGAATTCGGCAATCTCCATAAACTCCATTGAGTTTAATCCCTGAGTCGGAATCCTTACTGCAACAGATGTAATAAGGTTTCTATTATTATTTACCCATTCCTCATCCTTAAGGCGCATATTTAATGCATCTAATGGGGATATATCTTGTTCTCTAGCCAAGGTTCTTACATCCTCTAGTCTAAGGAGTTCTTTAAACTTACCCTGCATTGCAATTTTTATTTGCATTGCCTGTGTTTTTCCATCCTTTAGGTCATAGAATCTCAATCCTCTTTGGCCATATTTTTTTGCTTCTTCTTTAGACGGCTTACGGAAATTAGCTTTTTCAAATCCAGTACCTGCAACTTGTACAAGACTTTCACCATTTACTTTTTGGTTTATTAAGTTCTTTTGTACAACAGCAACAAGACCTCTCTCAATGCTATCTGCCATTAGAGAAAGATCTAAGCTATTCTTGAATTTATTCTTTTGCTCATCAAAATCTACAAATTCAATACTATGTTCGGCCATTTCTCTTCTAGTAAGTTCCCTTCTAATGAACTTAACTAGATCTATTGGATTGGTTCCAATTTCTTTTTGTAGCTTTTGTTTTTTAAGTTCTACTAACTTTTTTAGTCTAGACTCATATAAGTCAAGTAATCTGTAGTTATTTGAACCTCGCTTATTAGTCTCTTCTTTCCACTGCTTAATTCTTTCAAACTTATCCTTAAGTTCTGGTTTCCAGTCAGTTGGAACACCATTCTCCATAAGACCTTCCTCAATCAATGTTCTCAGCTGAGTTGGGAATGTTACATATCCTTTGTATGCATCATTTACTTCAAGTTGATCTTTAAAGTAATCAAGGAATATATTGTTTTTAGTAAAGGTGTAGGCAGGATTAGCAAATGCTACAGACTGATCTTTCTCATTAGTATTATCATTATAGAACTTATCTACAGCACCATTATCAGTAATTGTATTGATCTTAGACCCGGATTGGAACATTGCGTAGTCTACACCTTGTTCCAACATTCTTTGCTGTAGTATCTCCATATGAGTATCTACAGTAATGTTAGGAATCAAAGGCATCAAAGAATACTTATGGAATCCATAAACAGGAAGACCATCTGTTGCAAGTGGTCCCCAGTATTGCATCTTTTTAACAGGGAAAAACTGAAGTAATTCTCTTACATCTACCTGTTCATTATTTATCACCTTAGAATAAAGCTGTTCCTGATAATGTGACCATTTATTAAGTGATAACAGTAAAGATCTATATGCATCGAAGTTGATCCATCCTTGGCCATCACCTTCTTTCATAGAAGCATAGGCATCATTAAAAATATCCTCAGTCTTTTTTAATGCCTGATTTATTGTATCCTCAGATAAGTTCAGGTCTCTTAGTCTTGCCTCTTCTTTTTCTTTGGCATACTTAAGATAATCATCTAGATATAATGATCTGGTTGCTGTATCCTGCATTACTGCAGCAGACATAATTTTGCCAAATGACTTAGGTGTAATACCTAATTTACCGGCTAAAGAATCCTCCCTAAGTTTTTGATTGATGTACTCAATCATATATTTATCTGTACGAGGAATGTCTCCTGTAGCAGAGAAACCAGCATTTCTTTTAAAGAATTCGTCTTTACTATGATCATATAATGCAGGGTCACCATAGAACAAAAGAGTAGACTCATATTTATGTAGCCAGTCATTTGCTGTATAAGCAATAGCTATTGAATCTACAATCTCCTTCTTTCTGTCTCTAGATAGGGTTGTAAGGGTTTCTGATTTCTCATATCCCTTTTTCTTAGTACGAAGCATTCTCTTAACAAGCTCATCTACAAGCTGATCATTCTGAAAGAAGTTTACTTCATTTAATTTTTCAGTAATTATATTGCTTCTGCTAAATATATACTCCGTAATTTCTTTTTCAACTGTATTTTTAAGGTCTCGGTTAATTGGGTCATTCAGGTATCTGTAAAAATTTTCGGCAGTTCTAATACTATTTTCTTTAGCACCTCTAAATGCTTTTAATTTATTCTTAGTAGTATCAGATAAAATTTTATCAAAGATTGCAAACTGAGTACCTGTCTTGTAATAATTAGATTTACCTACGGTAACTGTTCCTGCAGAATCTCCATCTTCTAGTTTTTGAATACGTTCATATTCACTTGCCAAATATTGTACAAGTTGGTTTACGTATTTCTGTACACCTGTAGACATATTTTCTCCAACCGCATCAGAAAAAGAAGCAATATCAATTAAATGAACATTACCTTCTTCATCTACAACTTTATATAAGTATGTAGTAGACTTATCTGCGTGACGTGTTGCTTCATTGACGCCATATAGCATCATCATAAGCATGTCTTCTAGCCTCTTAGTAACAGCATCTGCACTAGATGATGCTACTCCAGAATTCTCAACAATACTTTTTACGTTTACTAACTCCCGGCTTACTCCTGACATATTCATCAGTTCTATTCTAGCCGTAGTCATCTTATTGTTTACAATACCAGTTTTCTTTTTCCCGTTCTTATCAAACAGTCTTCTGAAGAAAGCTGATGTCTTTACAAACGGATTACGTCTGCGGGACAAATGATTCATACTTAAATCATCTGCATTGGTCACACCATCCTGAGTAAGTTCAGTTTCAGTATTAGCAGCATTTAACTTAGAGATTGTCTGAGAAGCTGAACTTCTTAATGATCTTTCGTACTGGTTCTGGTTCTCCGCATTAGATACAGTAGTGTCAGAAAAGTCGTCAGACCATTTCAATTGAAACTTCTGAAGATTATTAAAAGTAGCTGTACTTCCTCCAAGTTTTATCTGCGTACTTATTGCTCTTCTTTTTTCAGAATCAGAAGCACCTGGATCCAGACTTATTTTTACTTTAAAGTCTTTTAGAATTTCAGATGGTTTAGTAATTACCAAACGTTTAGTGGGGGAATATTGATTATGATATTCCTGAATTCCCTTTAGCGTTGTATGAATATTACGAACATCAACAAGCATGTTAGATTCTCTAAATGCTTTCTCGGCAACCTTAGTTGATTCTAACGGCATACCTACGGCCTCCATAAACCTGTCAGCATTATCAAATGTAACAACTGGAAAATCTGCTAGTACCTTATCTATATTAAGAGTGTTGACGTTATTCTCATCTACGGTAATATATGGACCTGTTGCAATAGCAAATTGGCTATCCCATTTTTTACCAACCTTAGTATATTCTCCAGTAGCCTGAGTAGCCGTTAGGATAACCGTCTTTTTAATCTTATCAGAACCTTCGGGTTTACTATTTTCTACCTTTACTCTAAGGCTTACAAGACCAATGCGAGGCATGGTCATAATCTTTTCTATGTCTGACCAAAGTCTAACAGAGGAGTTCTCCAGATTAGCAGGACTACCTACCTTATCAATAAACTGTTTTATAATAGGGTAATCAGCAGATGCATCTTGAAGCTTCTTATAGATATCATCTACGTTGTTAGACCCTTCAGTAATATTAGTAATCCTATTCCAGCTTCTATTAAAGTCAGCAAGTTTCGGGAAACCAAGCATGTTCTTTTCTACATTACCATTAGAGTCATGTGAATGCAGTGTCTTTATAGTATAGAGTAGAGAAGTACCTGCTAATGCCTTCATAGCAGTTTCGTTACCAGCCTTACGGTCAAATTCATTACGTTCGTATACATTGACATCCTCAGGCATATCACCAAGTCTATCCTCAAATTCCAAGAATTCTGAAGTCTGACCGTGGTATTTTACAAGACCGAATGTGTTGAAGGGGTTGTTACTATCACCAAAGTTGCGTAATGCATATGCAAGCAAACTAATCTTATAGTCAATCTCCTGTCTATCAGCATTAGCATCCATAGCATTATGCTCTAGTAGGAGTTCTTCTAGCTTATTAGTAAGCTGTTCCTCTACATACTTATATGCAAGGGTTCTTCCTTCCTTATCTAGTAGCAGTGCTCTAGTAAATGTCTTAGTATTCTCTGCCTGGTTTAGTTTATCAATCAGTTCCCCGATTAATGCATCTGTGCTATCTACTAATAGTTTTGCATCCTGCCTAGAGATAGTTCCAGGACCATCCATCAAAGGATCTAATGGTTGTATAGTACTATTAAGTAAAGAGAATTCAGCATTAGCCTGATTAAAGGTGTACTGATTTATATCTCCTACTCTTAATTTCTCAAACATCTCACTAATAACAGGGTTACCCATGCTATTATCCTGTACATCCTGTACACTAGTCTTACCAAACAGATAGTTTAGTATATCTAATAAGAGTTGGAATATCTTGTTTCTTACCGGAGTCTTTTGATTTACCTTCTTACCTTTAGATAGCATAAATTCTCTAAAGTCTTCGGCCAGTTTCTCTTCTAGTTCTTCTCTGGTAGCATTAGCATATGATACTTCTCTTCCTCTGAAACTCTTAAAGGTTCCTTTATTCTTTCTAGCCTCAGCATATAATGAATCTCTTTGTTCTTTAGTCAAGAATGTCTGAGTAAAGCCGTGCCATGCTTCATGGTATAGATCTGAGTAGTTAGACCCTTTGTATAGGGTAATGCCGTGCACATCCCAGGTAGCAATAGATCCTCTAGTCTTAGTATTGACTACATTAAATGCTACAGTAAATGGGATAAACTTAGCAAGAGGACTGTTTTCATACCATTCTTTGGCCAGTTTTATCTGCTCTGCAGTAGCCTTGACATTGGTTTGGTCATCAAGTTTGTTACGCAATCTCTTAAGCAAATCATTATTCTTAAGGATCTTACTTATAGTATCTGCATCACTTGATGATTTACCTTCTTGTTCTTTTACAATTGGTTCAGCCTTTGCAATAACCTCTTCAGTTTTTTTAGGTTGTTTAAAGTCTGTCTCCTGAATATTTCCTACATACTTATCTCCGATGTATACTTCTACAACATCAAAGAATTCTCTCCCATCCTCAGTAACAACTCTATCTACAAGCTTTAATGTAGCTTTCTTACTAAGGTCTGATTCATTTATAGGCTCTGCATTTCTATTATAGAAATTAACTACAGTACCATCAGCCTTTATAAATTCAAAACGAGTAACACTGTTCTGTGGTCTCTGGATATCTCCTATTACTTCCTCACCTCTAAGTAACTGATCAACTATTGTATCTTTCTTTTCTCTAACTGTAGAATAAGTTGTAGGTTCTTCTGCTTTAAGTATAGTTTTTCCAATACTCTCCGGTGTAGAAACCAAACTAAAGTATGGATTGTACTGCTTTATAGTTCCATCAGGAGCAAGTTCTGTTTTTACTTCTGTGACATGGCTCATGTATTCAATAGGAGACATGGCCTTTACTCCAGAAATATATGCGCCACCAGTTCTTTCATCGATTTCTACGGTATAAAAAGGAACTGCTTCTTCGCTATTAAACTTGTTTGTCAGGAAAGTATATTCACGAAGATTGCCGGTCTTATCTTTTGTAATAGCATTCCTTACGGCCTGCTCATTATCCAAATCAATAATTTCATTTTTATACTTAAGTACTAATCTATTCTTTTCTGAGTCAGTAGATATGCTTATATCATTAGCAGACATCTTAATATATGTCTGAATGATATTCTTTCTAGTCTCAAGAGATACAGGTTGACCTGCCTGATTAGTAATACTTTTAGTAAGTACATTATAAATAAGATTAGTATCTGAATCAGATAGCTTCTTATTCTTCATATACATTAATCCTTTTCCAGAAACAGAAAGATAGAATCCGCCCTTAGAATTTGAAGAACCGGTTGCCTCAACAATCTGATTCTTATTAAGCAGCATTACCTTCTTAGCAGCACCCTCAAAGTCAATAGTTTTAGGATCTACAAAAGCGGCCTTTTCGTTTACTATTGCCCCATAGCTTCCACCTGAAATTGAAAATAAAATCTTCTCTTCAGGATTAGATTTAAGATAGGAGTATGATTGCTCTAATGCTGTAAACTGCGCATTCAAAAGCTTCTCAGCTTCTAATTCAGTTATGTTAAGATTTTTAGATAGTTCAGTAGGATTCTGAACGTTCTTAACATTTGTTAAAATAAATTTTCCGTCTCTTTTTGCAGGTAGGAATCTGGTATTATAATAAATCATTTTACCAGATAACGAAACATTGTAGTCCTGATCAAAAATTACCGGATTACCTTCACTATCAGTTATCGTATAAACAAAACCGTTATCATACAACTCTTTATCTTCAGGTCTATTAAGATCCATCTTAGAGTGTAGCTGTGCTGCAGGTATTTGATTATACCGCATCATTGTAACAAATAGGCCACCGTATACTCCTGGATAATAGATACCAGACAATTCTGTGGCCCCTACACGCTTACCAATATGATTTCTAAGGATCTCATGAACAAATTTTGTGTAGTACTGCATTCCTGGGTCAGCCCCAAGACTTGGATCATCTGGATCTACTAATTCATTTATAGTAGTAGATATTGCTGTTTGTGGACGTAATCTTGCTAACTGAAATGTATTTTCTGATATTTTTTGCTCAACTTTTTTTTGTTGTATTTCTTTTTCTTCTTCCTTAAGAATATCTTCTACTACATCTTTAGAAACAATAGGTGCAACATATTCACTTACAAGATTTAATCCATTGACTGGATCTGCAAACTCAATGTTTTTCTTCATTAACTCATTGAGATCCAAACCTTTAAACAGAAGCTTGGCAATATCATTCGGTCTATTTGTAGTCAATTGTGATATAATCACAGATCCCATCCTTGCATAGTCTAATGCAAGATTCTTATTACCGTTTGATCCGGCTTCAATAAGATTATAAAGATCTTTCAAGTATGACTTAACGTCAAACTGTGATTCTGAACTTGTAAGTATATCTAACAAGTCACCTGAAATCTTTACTCTAAGGGTTCTGATTTGATCAGGCGTGAGACTACAATTTATCATTTTATTTACAGCCTAATGAGTTTAAAAGGTCGTTATCTCTTTGTTCTTTTGTCATGGACTTGGCTTTCTCCACGTCCTCATTAATAGTATTTATAAGGTCTTCCTCCGTAGTAACAGTATTCAAATTCTCATTTGACAACTGTTGTTCTTCAGTAGTAACCTCAGGAGTAACCTCTATAGAGGGAATCCCCGTCTTATATATACTAGCAATTTCGTTAGGTATTTCACTTTCTATAAAAGTTACTCTATCTTCAGTACCGACAGGTTGAACCGTAATGGTTCTATTAGCTGCATCAGTCTCAATAACTCTTGCGCGTTTTAATGGGAACTTGCCAGAATCTTTCATTACAAGTACAGTGTTTTCTGTTAACTCTTCAAATTTAACTAATTCTGTAGGAACCGCAGTTGCTTTTTCTGATACTTCTGGTCTAGGTGTACTCTTATCTATAAGATTATTCGCAACATTCCAATTATAGATAATGTTAGCCGCATTAGCAGTTGTTTGAACCCATTTTGCAAACTCAGAATCCATCATGGCTTTCTGACCAGCATTGATCAGATTGTTATTATCAATTCTAAATTGTGCACGTAACTGAGCAATTAGATCTTTAGGAATATCTCCTACGGCCATATCTGTAGTAACTGGTTTAGTTACAGTAGGAACTTCTGGTTTAAGACTTACCTCTTCTTCAACCTCAGCAGGCTGTTCTTCTACTACTTCTACAGTCTCTGGCATACCTTCAAACTTATACCCCATAGCCTCTTCAAAGTCTTTGAGATATTTTATTATGTCGGCATACTTAGGACTATCTTTTTCAACAGCGGTCTTAGTTGCAACATCAATAAAGACAGAAGGCAATGCTTTACCTTTTACAAGATTCTCAATTTCATCAGGTAAGATGAATACTTGAAACTTATCGTATAGTTCTGCAATTACTTCATTAGAATCCTTCCTACGAATAAACTCAGAATAGGCATCCTCTAAATACTTTTTACTTACCTCTACAACCTGTCTTTGCGAATCACTAAATCTTCTGGCTGTTTTAAAGAAAAAGTTTGGGTCATTTAATTTATTTACGTTAGCTGCTGCTACTCGTTTATCATGATCTAATTCATAGTAGTCCTGAAGATCGATAACTAACTTGTTCATAGAAGCATCGTTCTTAGGTAGGTCAGTCACAATAGATATATATGCTCTTAAATCTTTTTCAAGTTCATTTCTAGAATATTCCAAATAATCTGGAACAGCATCCTCATCAACTGGAGCCTCTTTATCTACTAAACTTTTTCTGTATTTTTCAAGGTCCATACTGTACAAATCAATACTAGCACCTAATGCAGCCAATGCCTCATAGCTTTTCTGCTTTTGTTTTGCTAGTTTCTTTTGTTCACTATCTCCTTGTGATAACACTACTGCTTCACTTTTTAAAAGATCTAATTCTTCTTTTAGCTGAGTAGTATTAAAGATATTAGTAAGCTTTCCTGCAATTGCTCCACCTGCAAATCCCCTAGCTTCCTGAAGAATGCTACCCATTCTTTTTTCAGCTTGGTCAAAAGTATATTCATTATAGATGGCAGCTTTTCTTGCAAGCTCAAATCCCATATAATCAACAATCTCATCTGAGTCTGGATCAAACGGATTCTTTATAGTGCTGTATTTTTGATGACGCTTAGAGATTTCTTCAATCTTATTTTCAACACCAGTAAGCTTTTCTCTAATTGATTTATTATATTCATCAGCATTTCCATTTTCTTGGCTATAGCCAAATGCCTGGAGTAATTCATCATCAGTTAATTGCTTGAAACTTCTAATCTGATCTTTTAATAAGTCTATATAACCTTTATTCAAAAGGAGTTCAACATGTTCAAAGATTGAATCTTGTGACGCATCCTTATGTTCTTTTTTATTGCCATCAGATTCAGCACGATCCATTGTTGTTGCAAAGTCCTTCTGTGCTTGTAGATTAGCATATACAGAATCAAATAAAGTCTTAGGGTCTGCAGCAACATCATTTAAGAAGTTAGTTATCTTTTCTTGCTGTTCTTTTCTTGTTTTTTGTCTTTCAGCATATTTTGTAGGATCCTTTCTTCTTTCCTGAAAATCTTTAACTACTTGCGGAGCATACTGAAATGCCAATGCTTGTGGCCCTTGAACAAGACCTCCCATCAAGAAACCAGATAAGAATGTCTCAGCACCCCTACCTGATATTTGATTTCCAAATCCCTCACCTAATGCAGCAGTATATGATAAATATCCTGCTCTTTCAGGATTAAGATACTTTTGAGTAAAGTAATTTGTTGTTGCTTCACTTACAGCCTCTTGATATACTTCTTGTAAACCTTCTGTAAGGTTGGCCGATAAATAGCGCATGCCACCTTTAACTAAGTTTTTAGGCTTAAATTGGTTAGCAATTCTTTTAGCATTTCTTGTAGTAAACCACGTCTTAGGGTCAGCTGGATCAATGAATCCTTCATATTTCTTACCCTTACCACCTAATCTCTTTACCATTGTTCCAAGACTACCTTCTCCAACTTCTCTAAATGGTTTAAACCCATTTAATGCTTTATCAAAAACTATCTTGTTAGAATATACAATGGCCGGCATATTCATCAGTGTAGTTCTAATACCTGCATCTTTTGCTGTTTTAAGCATCTTATTAGCAGCAATGTCATCCGGAGGCACTACATTATTTTTATTCCAGTCTTCAATAAGTTTATTAAAGACCTCATTCTGTACAAAACCACCTTCTAATCTTGATTCAGCTAGTGCAGTATTCATCAGTCGCATATCTCTGAAGAAAGAACCAAATGTTTTAGTTGCCTTAGCTACATCAGTTAGCTTATCAAAACCGTTTGCACCAGTGCGTACATTCTTAATAGTTTCAGCAGTATCTGAAAAAGGATTTATAAATCCAGCTACCCCATTCCAAAACTTTCTAGCCTGAGAAACATCTTGTACTGAATTAACAGCACTTGTCATTGAGGCAGCTTCTGCAACTGTCTTACTTGCTTTAACTGCGTCGGCCGCATTCTCAGCAGCGCTCCCCATAGAGAATAATTTTTTTATATTAGCTCCAGTTCTTGCTATAGCTGGTGCTGCTAATGCACCTTCAGTTAATGCTGCTGCACCCCATAATGCTACTTCTTCGGCAAGCATTTCCCCCATTACACCGAAGGTATATGCAGAATTTGCAAATTGGTTAGTCATAAAACCACCAATACCACCTCTTGATGTTGATGCAATAGACATAAGCCTATTCATCTCCCTAGCATTTTTGGTATCTCCTGCTGTATTTAGAGTAAACAAATCATCCCAGTTTTGGGCAGTTTGTTTAAATCCTAAACCGGCAAGTTTACCCCACTGATTCCATGCCCTACTAAAATCATCTGTCCAAGAACTATTAGCATTATAGATAGATTCATTATCTACATATGGATTCCATCCCAATTGTTTGAATGAGGGATGTGCATAATATCTATCAAAATTTAATTTATTAGGTCCAGCAGTAAATCCAATCTTTCTTGGCCCTATAACAGCTGTATTTTCAGGGATTGCTCCCGGAGCAGATATACCACCAATTAGTCCTTTTACATAATCAACATTACCTCCTTGCTTTGGTCTAACAACATTAGGCTTAAATGAAGCCATACCGTTGTATGTACCTAATTGTTCGTTTGCTTTCTGTATATTTCCACCAGTATAGACACCACCATTACCTGGTTTTTGTAATAACAACTGATCAATACCCTGTTCTAATCTAGGTACTGCTTGATCTAAATACTGTTTAGTTTGAGCAAGAGTATTTAAATATTGATCAATAGGATCGACACCCTGTATGCCAGGAGGTATTTGAAAGTTATCTACCATTATTCTTCAGTTTCTGATAGTTGAGCTGGATCTTTTACAGAATTATTTCTTATGGAGTTTAACTGATTAATATTAGACTGGCTTACCTGCGCAAAGAAATCCTTGAAGTAACTTGTAATGCTGTTTAAATCGCTATCAGAAGATCCAAATATTGGATTGCTAAGAAACTTTCCTAGTTCATCAACTGCTTTTGCATGTCCACTATAACTATATCCGCCAAGTGCATTTCTAGTTACAGTAAGTTCACCAGCATCTTTAAAGCTAGTTATGGTAATTTTACCATCTAGATTCATAAGCATTTCATCATTACTCATTCTCATTGCTTGAAATGGTGCCGATACGGCTTTATTGGCATCCATAAAGAAAGTAATCTTGGTATCTTTACCTTCTGATAGTCTTTGTTGTAATTTCCAAGTAGGTCCTTGTTCCTTTTCATTACCTGCATGTTCCATAATCCAGTCAGGAGAAGGATCCAATGTTACAGCTACTTTATTGGCATCATTAGCGGCAACCGCATTTAAATAATATATTCCCGTTGGTCTCTTTTGATTTTCACCAGTCTTGCCACCATAATTCATACTAGCTGAAGCAAAAAATGTTTTTAATGCAAGTTCAGCACTATTATCATGTTGAAAATCCTCAGAAGCATATTCTTCTGCTGTAATGTCGAATCCAGAACCATAAACGACTTTTGCACCATAATCATCTCTAAATGATGGAGATGCCATCTTTGGAAGGAAATCTTTTTGAAAAATGTCCATTCCCATTGCATATCCTAGTGTATTATAGTTAGCTGCATCAAATCCATAGATTTTTGCGTTTGTAAAAAATCTATTTAATCCATCTTTACTGACAAGATTATCATCAAATACTGATTTTAATTTTAAATTACCATCAGGATTTTTAGATAGAGTTTCATGTGCTTCTTTAAGATTCTCATAAATATCAATTGCATCATCTCGCATATCTGCAATTCTTTCTTCCTCAGAAATGCCATATTCAGTATCTCCACTAAAGTCAGTACCCATAAAACTTCTAATTCCAGTTTTAGGATAATCCTGCATATTATTTTTATTGGCCTCAATATATGCTGCAACAAATTCATTTTCAGTTCTAGCACTAGTCATGTCAGGTCTCCAGAATAACTTACTTGTTTCTGCAGTAGTACCAGCTTCATTTGCCATAGCTACACCTATCTGCTGATTGTTTTGAGTCATTGTGTTTTTAAGGCTGGCAATTAATCGATTACCATTATCAATATTTACTTGCCTTCCTTCCATTGCAATTTTTGCCTGAGAAATACCATCTTCGTATGATGTACCTTTATATAAAGTATGGGCTTGATTGGTGGCATTTAAAACTCGTTTGTTTACTTCATTATAGTAATCAGTAGAACTTGGGTCCGATAAATTTGTAAGATCACCTACAAGTTGGTATATGCCATTTTGATCTTTTGCTACTAATCCTCTACTCTTTACAGCTCCAGGAACTGTAATGGTTTCTTTACCAGTAAAGCCTTCTACAATATTTGCAGCACCAGCACCAAGTGCAGCAGTACCAGCAGCACCGATTGCTATTTGTGCTGGCAATGTCGCTCCGCCAGTAAATACAGTACCAAGTAATGCCTCTGCCCATGCTCCTACACCAAGTACAGATTGCATGAAACCTTTTCCAACTTTACTCCAGTCAGTCGGAAGATCTTCGCCATCTTTAGTATAATCTTGTTGCTTATCAATTATTTGGTATTCTACTACTGCTTCTTTTATATCCTGTTCAGCTTTCTGCTTCTGCTCAGGCGTTGTATTAGGATCAGTAAGAATGGTATTTTGAAAATCTAAAAATGACTGAATATTTTCTTTTACAAGAGAAGTATTAGTAGTTGTTGTCTGATCCAGGGCAGCTTCATTTTCTCTTTGAATGGCAACATTTTCAGTCGTTGTTCCACCAGGTCCAGGAATAGCAACATCTGCACCTGTATTAAGTAATGGATTTAATGATCCACCAGGTACTGCATTTCCTGTTTCTTTAAGTATCTCCGTTGCGATATCCATAATTTTGAGAGTCTTCTTTTTCTCAAAATCATCTTGTTGTAGCATCCATTTATTTCTAAACTGAACTGCTTCAAGATCATATGGATTAACCTGAAAATCTACCTTAGCTTTACTAGTAGCATATTGTGATGCAGTAGTAAGAGCAAGATCATCTATCTTAAAATAAGATAGTGCATTATCAACTCGGTATCTTAATGACTCACGGTCCAAGCCGTTAATATCAATACCATCTACTTGTGATAATACTTCTTTATTTTTATTAGAGTCAGCAGCTAATACAGATTGGTCACTAAGAGTGCCTTGATACATTGCAACCAGATCTTTATCTAACTCAGGATCAATACCATAGGTAGCAACTCTATTTTCAATTACTTTTTTATTTGTATTAGCAGCTTCTAGTTTTTCAGTTGTCTGCTTATTTAATTCCGCATAGTACCGATTAATTTCAGTTACTTTATTTTGCAAGTATTCCGTTTCAGCAGCAAACTCATCACCATTAAACTTTATGGCATTCTCTTTAGAGTAATTCTTTCTTTCAAGATATGCCTGAGTTTCGGTCATTGCCTTTACTCTAGGGTCGGAAAGCAATACTGATGAAAATGTATTTTGAAGAGTAGGAATTGCCTGTTGACCATTGGTATGCTTAAAAATAAATCCATTAGAGAAATCTAGGTACTCAGGATTAATGTTGTTATCTTTAGCAAACTTAAATAGTTTTTCTGTGGTATCAATATACGGTGTATACTCTGGATTTCTATATCTCAATGACTCATCATCACTTGATTTAGCAAAATCTTCGGCCTGATAATGTAATGCTGTTACACCTTCATTCCAGTATCTTTCATCATTTTTAGGATTAGGATTCCTCTTAAGTGCATCAGCTCTTTGCAGCTGACCATAATACTGTTTTGTAAATGCTATATCTTTTCTGAAATAGTCATTATCAATCAGAGGTTGGAATAACTTACTTGCTTCCAGAACATTTTCCTGCAGAGATAAATCCACACCAGAAAGTCGCTTTATATCAGCATCAATTTGTGTAAATAATGAATCCCTTCTATCTTTATTATCTTGTCTAAGTAGTTCAGAATTAAGCATTTGGCCATAGATAGAACTGATTCTATTATAGCCAGCTTGATACTGCTGCTGCTTATGTTCAAGTGCAGATTGGAAAAAGTTAAAATCCGGCTTAAACGGCTGGATTTGTGGAATGTAATCTTGTATACCAGGTATGTACGTTGCCATTTCTTATACTAAAATACGAAGAAATTTATAAAGTTTAATAAACTTCTCAAGTTTAAATTATCGTGTATAACCTACTGTATATGCAAATGGAACTAGTCCTCCTTTTTTATAACCCTGTCCATCGGTATAGTAATTACCAGGTCCAGGATTTTGCACAAACATATCATTAGGTATCGCATTAGAATAGGCATTATAGAAATTCTGTTGCGCTGAATATTGTTGTGGCTTTAATCTAGAATTTGCGTTCCAAATTGCTACAGCAGATTCCTCAGAAATATCAGGATGCTGATTTTTCCATTGAACAAAGGCATTAGCATTTTGTGTCATTGCAGATGCCTGTCCAGCATTCTCGTCTGCCATCATCGGCATACCAGATCTGAAGTTCATAAATCCGCCTGTAGATGGGTCAACAATATAATTTGGATAGAGTTGATTCAATACCTGTGCCTGTGCACGATTAGTAACTGCATCAATATATGCTTGACGCAGGTTACCTCTTGCCATGCGCTTGGCATTATCATAATTCTGATTAAGAGTATTAAACTCATCAACATACTGTTTTGTAAACTGCTGATTCTTGATGGTGGCCTCATTTAGAATATCAGTCTTCTTATAAGCAAACTCATTAGATACACCAACATTTAAGTTATTATATCTACCCATTGTGTTGGCAATACTTTCAGCAGCAGTTCCTTGTATGGCAGCCAAACGTGCTCCCATTGACTGTGCAGATGTACCCATACCTCTAGCTACATCAGCAGCCATTCCAGCCGTTTCCTGAATAGCAGCAATCTCTCTTGATGGATCATAGAATGTAGGCTGTGGAACGTACGGGGTATATGTAGGTTTGTAAGGCTTATACCTCTTAATGCTATACAGATCTTGAAGTGCGCCAGATGTTTTAATAATATCCTGTAACCACCAAGGCGAATAACTACCTGATCTTGTATATTTAGGAGATTCGCCACGGACAACATCTTTAATTTCTTCTTCAGTTGTTACTTCCTCATCAGAAATTTGGGTAATTGGTTTATCATAGGTAAAGGCATCAGCATGTTCAAGGCCTAGTTTTTTATCTGACCCAAGACTTGGTCTAAAGTCCTCATCTGCAAAATAGGATTCTACAGCATCTGCAAAACCAAGACTAGAGTATTCCTTACCATCACGATCCTTTATTACTCTTTTAGGGTCAAGCTTTGCTACTTTTCTACCTGAGATAAAATCTTTACTGTAAAGCTTTTCTGGATTTTCTATGTTAGCTGCAATATGTGGATCTGAAATATCAAATCCTAGATTGTACAGCATTTCTTTTCTATTCTTTCTTTTCTCGTCGTTAGTAACAACATTTGGATTATTCCAGTCAGCTCCCGTCTTATCTTGATTCTTAGCTTTCCAGAAACGGTACTCATAAAAATCAGAGTCAGTATATCCGTAGAATCCAGAGTCACCAGAGCCTTGTAATGAGACATTTAGTTCAGGAGTACCTACACCAATTTGTCCATTAGCCTTACCTACAGAAAAGAAGTCAGTTAAGAATTCTTTCTCCTCTGTATTTAGTTTACTCTTTGCTGAATCCTTAATTTCCCATCCAGGATTTCTTGTCTCATTCCCTACTTTAAATGGTTTATCATGATATACAGCTGCTTTTTGATTCTCAAGTTTATTAAGAATTTCTAATGCTTTGCCTTTATTTTGTTCAAACTGTGCAGGATCAATTTGCTGTCCTGACTTAGTCGCCCTAATAGGTTTATTAATATCATATCCGCCTATTTGGTAATACTTACCATCTGTTTCTAAATAGATATCACCAGTACTAACTGCTTTATCTTTAGGTACTACTTTAGTGGGGTCAATATTAGTTGTCTTCTTAGTCGTAACCCGGTATCTTTTACCATCACGTTCAATTATTCTTTCTCCCTCTTTAGTAGTAGGAAGATTATTTTGTCCGTAGAATGCTGAATCAAAACTCTTAACACGGATACCTCTACCATCTACATAGTAAGGATTACCATTTGAATCTTGTCTATAGAATATTCCCGTAGATGGATCTGGTTTTTCTTCTTTGGTTACTGTGCTTTCAGATACTACTTGAGTAAGTAAATCTGTATAAAGCTGAACTAAGTAATTTCTTTCTGCATCTCTTCTTGCTCTTCTTTCTGCTTTTCTAATTTGTCTATTAGACGGCAAAGAATTTAATTCTGCTTCTTGTTCAGGAGTTACTTGTCCACCAACCTGATATGTAGACATACTTCCACCATATCTAGCCATTGGCATCTGACCTCCACCAGCTGACTGTAAATCAGTTGGTAAAATCATTGCAGGATCTATGTTATACTTTGCCAAGTATGGCATAGCAACTAAAGGAATTCCTCCTGGGAATCCTTTCATAGATTCTTGAATCAGTGCTAGTTTTCCAAGCTTAATCTGAAAGTTTGCAATGTTTAGTTCAGCAGTTTGAATCTGTAACTTATCCGAATCTGGATCTTGCAGAATTCTTCTAAACTTATTTATATCATACTTCTTAGCAATCTCAGCAGGAGTGTATCCTTTATTGCTTGCTGGCATTCCAAATTCCTTCAGAAGATCTGCATCCTTAATCCTCATACTCTTTGTATCACTAAATACAAAAGAGTCTGGAGGTATATTCATCGGTACACCACCCTCATAGTGTCTTGGACCGTGAATTCTATAATGTGCTGGCAATCCTTCTTTATCTGGAAGGAATACAGTTTCACCACCTTCTGTCTCAACATTAGCCATAGACCTGTCTACAGGTCCTAATGATTGGCGTACAGATAACGGCTTTTTAGCTAATGAGTTTGGGATATATGTTGGGGCCATTTGATAGGCCTGTACAAAGCTTTTATTATACATAGTACAAAATTACTTTTTACCTTTAGTTTTCTTAAGCATCTGAGGTGTCAGAAAAAACAAATCTGCAGTATCATACATCATCATACCACCATATTGTGCCCCTGTATATCCTACAGGAACCATTTGATCTGGCGCAGAATCAGCACCTGCTGGATTATTAAATGCGGTCCAACCACTATATTGACCTACATTATTTGCCCATTGGTCAGGACGCATACTTATACGCTCAAATTTCTTCTGATTTGGAGCCTCAAACATGCTATTTATAACATTAGTTCCTAAATCAACCTTAGGCATAAAATTAGGATCAAAGTTTTTAACTCTACTTACATCATATCCTACTTCAAATTCTCCTTGATCTGCTGGTTCAGCAGCTTTGGATGGATCAATGTATTGAGATTTACCTTCTGCATTAAGCTTGTAGTTATCCATGTTAACCATGTCTAATGTTTTCTGCCAAGGTGCTTGAAATCCAGTTTGGCTAGGTCCTGTCATACCTTGATACATTGGCAATACATATGGTCCTCCCATTCTGAATGGAAGGTTATCTTCGCCATCAGAGAATTCACCAGAAAATCTAGTATCTAGATTTTGCTTAGGTGCGGTTTGATTATCTATATAGGGTTGATTTACAACAGGCTTCTTCATTGCAGCTTTTTTCTTAGCTACATTAGGATCCATTGAGTTAGTATTAGAAGGTGCTTGACTAGTCCCAGAGTTTCTACCAACCTGCATAGCATCCCAATCCTGCATTGCTCCTATTCTATATTTTGCATATTCAACTTCTTTAGGATCATTAGAATTTAATTGCTGAAGCAATCTTTCTCTTTGGGTCATGTTTGTCCCAATAAACTTTTCATCTAAATCAGGATACTTACTATTTGTAATATAATCAGCATCAGGACTCATAGACGAGGCAGCAGTTCTAGCAGCAGCTTGTTGTGCAGCAACTTGTGCATTAACACTAGGTGCATTATCAGGACCAAATAGATACTCATTCATGTATGGCCCATATGGACTCATTCCTTGAGTACCTGGTGCTGTTTGCTGATTCTGAGCTGGAGCAGGAGTAGTAGTTGTTGCTGGTTGACCTGGTACCGTTGGATCAAACCCTTTTTGACCAGGCATTAGATAAGGGGTACCCTTAAATTCTTGTTGGCCAGGTTGATTCTTAAATTTAATATTTACCTTTTTAATTCTATTTTTAGGGAGTATAGCCGCTCTTGTTTCATAGGAAATATCAGCAATATTAGCTGCGCCTGTTTTAATAGCTTCTAATTGTTCTGGAGTAAGATCTCCAAGTCCTTTTCCTTTTTGTTCTCTAATATTTCTCCAACTGGTTTTATTATTTGGAATATAGAAGTTAAAAGGTTGGTTTCCACCGAATTGACCAACGGCTAATTGCTTCATATCACTTGATGAATCGTCTTCACTATTCATGATACCAGCCATTATGTTCTTATACGCAGTTTGACGAAGTTTGTCAAAAAAGTCATTTGTCTTTTGCGTATAGAACGTCTGATCCTTTCCTGGTTCCTGCATCGATGATCCACCGTTCTGCATAGCATAAAAAGCAGAACCTCCTACAGGACCCTGTGGATATAATTTAGCTTGAGGATATGCCTCCATATAACTACCACCTACAGCATAAGCATTATTACTGTTACTATAGACAGGGCTAAAGAACTGTGCTTCAGTCTGGATTTGTGGATATACAGGTCCTCCATAAGCATGAATGGTCGGAGGCACAGGTACGCCGTAACTAAAGAAGTTATTGGCAGTTGCTATTTGAGGAAATGCTTCAGGTAAACCTCCCATTTTCATTTTATAGGCGGGATAAGCATTAGTAAATGCTTCTTCTGTAGGATACATTCTATAGAATTCATCCTCAGTAAAACCTGTAAGTTTTAGAATTTCTTTTTTCATGAAATTTATTTGTAATTATCCAACTACCATATGCCTTTTGACAAAGATAAGTCTTTATACTTAATATAGTTATAATCTTAATAGTTATCTAACCATCCACCTTGTTTTTTTACTGGAATTGTTGGGTCAAAAAACTTTGGAATAGGTCTATCATAATCTAGCCCATGCATTCTTTTATTATAACCCCTCCAATAATTTGCTTCATTTCCCCATCTACCGCTAAGTTCATCCATTAAATACATCTGTTCTTGCTTGTCAAGTTCAGGATATTTTTTTAGGTATGGTGCATTTGCTGTAGAATTAGGCTGAGGCTTTGGCTTAGTAGAATTAATTATTTGTTCTGTTCCCCTTCTTAATGCCTTTCTTATTTCTGCTAACTCGGTGTCCTTGTTATCTGGTCGATACTGCATTAATTCTACAACTGGCTTAGCCGAACCAAGTAATGCGTAATCTATTGGACCTAGAGTAGATTGAATAGCACCGGAAGGCAATTGCCTACTATTTCTTACTGCTTCCTGTAATTTTTGTTCTTGGAGCAGCTGTGCATTTTTTACAGTAGGGCCAATCTCTGGATTGTATCCTGGCAGATTAGCTTTTACCTGAGTTCCTTCTTGATACTTATCTAGCCAACCACCATATCTAAAGTTAGGTGCAGGTACTACCTTAGGTGCCTGTTTATATATATCCTCTTCTTTAATCTTAGATAGAACTGCTGCTGTATTACTTGGAGGCATATATGTCATAGGCATAAGACCTGTATTCGGCATTTCAAGTCTAGCCTCTCTATATGGTGTAGGTTCTACTTTAGGCTTTTCTTTATATACTGGTTTAATTGGTAGGTCAATAGCTTTAATTTTTTTTGCTTCTTTCGTAACCCAAGGATAATCCTCTCTTTCCCAACCATATGCTTTTTCATTTTCTCTGGCCAGTGCAACAGCAGCATCATATGTGCTCTTTCTGTATCTATCAGGAAGACTATTCCAAGCATTTGCGTTTTGTAAATATTCCTGATATACTTTATTATAAGATTGATTAGCTTTTTTAAACTCTAATGGATCATCATAGTATTTTACCTGCTGACCTTTCTGAGCTTTATCTAACCAATTAGGTCTAGATAGATCTGGTATAGATATATCTCCGCCGTTTGCATAATTTGGATACCTTAAAAATCCTTCTTTGTTTTCTATAGGAAACCCTAGTTTATTAACTTCTGGATTTAAACTATACTGTAAAAACTCTTTCCAGGATGTAGGATACCTTTTAGCCTTTAGCCATTCTCCTGTTTCATAATCTATAGATGGTAGATGCCCAAACTCATCCTCATTGTATAGTTCTTTGGCCCTATTAATATTATATCTCTCATCTTTAAACAGTGCAGAAGTTCCTTCGTACGGAAAACTATCTTCTGGCAATTCCTCTGCAGATACAATAGATTCTTTTATTTGCTTACCATATTGTGCCATTGGTATTTCATATACCATTTTTCCAGGAAACTGATAGTTACCTCCGGGCTGCATTATAATTGGAGGTTGACCAGGTACATATCCCATTACAGGATATGGTACACCTTGCATTGTTATTCTACCATCTTCTGTTGGAACTGCAGTAGGCTGTCCTGGATACTTCCATTGTCCGTACTTGCTTACTTTAAACTTTGCCATTATCTCGGAGAATTTAGAAGCTTGTTGTTGATTACTTTGAGTAGCATTTTTACGTTGCCTGATATCTTCTTAGTCAGCACTACGTGATTTAAGTAATGTCTAAACTTTTTACGCTGGAATGCTGGTTTAGCATAATTCAGATTATTAGGATTTAGAACTCTTATATAACCATTAAGCTCTGTATCCCAGATTGATTGCTGTACAAGTGTACCAGCAAAGAATTCTCCTCTGTCATTCGTAATGTCCCAGAACTGATTAAATCTAATCTTCTGCTCTTCCTTAGAGTAAAGGATATCTATATTAGATAGATTTACTTTTGGGAATCCTAAAATCATTGGTGCATTATTCTTAGGAGTTGCATTTAGCCTAAGTACACCAGATGTCTGCTCTGTATTGTAAACAATAGCCTCATCAAAGTTATGATCTAATACTTGGAATCTGTCAATGCCATCTCTATCGTATACATACGATTCAAGTAAGTATTCTACGCTTCTTGTTGTATTAACTGTTTGACCTGTAGATGATACATAATCAATCTCCCAAGGATATTCAATTCCATAAAAACGGCAGAAAGTACTGCTTGTAAAATTAGCATGCTTCCAAATAAAACTATCATAACCAGCATACTTATAGGTAAGGAATCCTCTTGAACTAGCCATCACATAATCAGGATGCCAATCATGGAATGATAACCAAGATTTTGTTTTAGTATCAAAACTTACTGTCCATGACACGTCATCAAAATATCTTAAATCTCTTACAGTAGTTCTTACATTAAGATTAAAACCACGGATTGATATCTGACCATCTCCTAAATAACGTACCCCACCTTCATATTCAGGTTTAATTTTAAAATCCCGCTTAGAGAAATAAAGTACTCCATTGTCATTATCATATACAACTTGACATGCAATACCTAGTGTTGGATTACCTATCAAATCAAAATCTGGTATTCTATCTAATAAAAAGTATTTTAGGTACTTAGAGAACCACCATTTCATACCCATATCGGATATTGCCATAAGGCCATCAGCTACAGTAAATATCTTACCCTGTGCAGCGCTCATCCAGTAAATACCTGCTGGAGTATTGACAACGCTTAGTCTATCTTGACATGATCCATGTAAGAACTGAGCATCAGCATTATTTAATGTTTGTAATGGCTGACTAAATAATCCTCCATCACCAATGGTAATTTTAGTTCCAGCAACAGTTTGAAGTTGGTCTACAGCATTAAATAACAGCGGAGTAGAATTCTCAAATAATATGATTGCCCCGTTCTTATTGATTGATTTAAAGGCAGTTACACGATCTGAAAAGTCATTATAGTTATTTACAAGATAAACTCTCCAGTAATCTTTCTTATCCTCTTTAGTCTGGGGTAAGGAGTATATTACCCTATTAGGGAAATAAGTAAAGCATGTTTCGGCTACCTCTGGATTATAGGATCTGTCTTGCAGATTTCCCCAAGATATATAACTATTGTAAATCTTAGAAAGACCAAGAGAAATATCATATTTATAGTAGTTTCCAAACTTAATAATATCTGTATCGAATAGCTCCCTTAGGTTGCTATAACCATAAGGGTCATATATGCGTTCTTGTTTTATTTCTCCCCAGTCCCTTAAATCAACGTTGTATTCTGATTCTACAAAGAAATCTCTTACTCCTGATTGAAATAAATACATGTAACTATTTCTTACCCCAAATCTAAACGTTAGAGTAACAGGCAAGTCTAAACCAAATATAGAAAGACCATCCGTATCTAAATTATACTTTGATGAGGGTAATAATAACGATAAGGAATCTATAAATCCAGTAGCGTCATCATCATCAAATATATTTTCAAAAACCTCTCCAAATCCTTGAAATAAATCCGATCCATCAAATTTGGTAAAATCAGCATAAAATCTTGGGTAATTGATCATATATCTGGTAGTATAATCAATCTCAGTCCCATCAGTAACATTGTATAACCAATCAAAGAAATAAAAGAAAGTATTCTTTTCTGTGTATCTTCCAATATAAACATCACCTCCTAATATTACAGATGTAGATCTCACCACTACTCTAGCACCAGTCGCATCAGCAAAAAATGATGGTATTTCTTGTCCATTAGAAAAAACATTTACCGAACAACCTGTTGGAATTTGTTTTGGTGAATCTATCTGACCGTATTGATTTCTATATCTTACTTTTAATCCAGCATAATAACACGAACTTGTTGTTCTAAAATATCCTGAGCTTGGATCTTTATATGTAATACCATAGTTTTTGACATAGTCGGAAGTCTCGCCTAATGTTATTACTGTTCCAATTGTTTGTACAGATGCATCAACTAATAATGGATTCTGTACATTAAATGGTCCAACTTGCAATCCTATGCATTGGGATCTATATAAATTATTTACTTCTTTATCACCAAGAACACTAAATTGATTTTCTAAATAAGTAGAATCAGAAATCGATCTACGGGTATTTCCTAGTTTTACATTACCTGGTTTTATTACAGCAAGATCAATATGAGAAATTGATCTATAGACATAGTCTCTATAGGGCACTATGGCCCTTACTAAATCTAATACTGCGCTAGTACTTGACCCCCAGTAAAATGCAAATGTTGGGATAGACCCAAGAAGTTGTAAAGCCTGAGGTAAATGCTTAAAATCTGAAGATGTAAGTTCTACCGATTGGCTACCTCCTCCAATAAATGCACCTGGAAGTGAGGCAGTTAGATATGTACCATATGCAGCATCTTCTCCAAAAATGTTACTTGCAAAATTAGCAAAGGTGTTATATGTTTGTGAATATGCTGTAAAGGCTCCTGGGGCATTAGCTTCTATTTTTCTTACATTATCACCCCGCATGGCCCTGGCTGCGTAAGCCATACCTACTATTGTTGATATTAGATATGCAAAATTGGTTAGCAGTTTTTGTTTTGGATATCCTGGAACAGGTTCAAAACTACCCTTCATGTTGTAGTTATGCCCTAGTTCTCCATATAACTTTAATTCTGATGCAGATAAAAAAGGTCTCTGAAAATTAGTGTCGGGAGAATGAAATGTAAAAAAGGTTTGGCTATACGCACTTAACCAATAGTCTGGATCATCTTTTTCTTGCCTAACATTACCACCATAACTAGTAAGAGTAAAATCACGCCCAAGATAATTTCCAACATAGTTAGGATAAAGTATTTCTTTTGCATCTGGTGATGGTAGGTCAGTTCCAAGATCCTCCCTATAGGATCTCATATTATTAACTATACCTTTGGCTACTATGGTTCTATTACCTTGTCTATTACTTCTTAATATTTCATATCCAACAATTCCAGGAATAACTAGACCATTATTATCTACAGGAGCTTTAATATTTTCAAACTCAACACCTAGTAATCTTATTGCAACTGGTCGTGCAATACCACCTCCAATTGTAGTATCTACCCTTACATGACTATAGTTTAAATTAGGATATGGATCAATAACCCCCTCACCATCGGAATATAAAAAGTCAGCAGGCATTTTATGGTGCCTAATTGGTAGTCCGCATAAGTCATTAATAGGGTCACTTGTACCGGCCCATTGATATTGAGTAGCATTCCAAACATTTGGTTTATCAGCAGGATATGATTCTGTAGATTCCCAATATCCCATTTTACCTCTAGCAATAACATTTCCTACTACTAGAGGTGCGTTATCATTTGGAAGTATATTAGGTAACGATGTAGCATATGCTGTATTTACAACTTCCCAAACTTTTGTATCATAGTTAGGATCATTAAACCTTTCTATATTATCTCTATTTATTGCTCCATAGGTAGCTATTTCCCATGGCTGTGCAGCTCTTCCTGGAATATGATAAGAACTTGATCTTTCTCCAGTATTATAAACCCATCTAATCCAGAAACAGTATTGCTCATCTCGCATGTATCCAGTTTCATTACCACCTTTTTCATAGTAATCTGCTGGATATTCTACCATTACCCAATTTGTTCTAATCTGATTAGCCAGTGGCTGATAATTAAAATCAAATCGTCCAGTAGGTGCAGTTCTAATCAAATAGTTATTTACAGCATATACTGCTTCTGATTTTTCGTATATACCAGATCTTAAAGGAATGTATTGAATGGGAACGGTTTCAAGTTCTGGATTTATATTATCAAGAGATATGGCATTAGTTTGCGTACTATAATAACCAATAATTCTAGCTACAGTCTGTTGATTAATAGTAGAAACTATAACTAATTGAAACTCGCTAAAGTTATCTGTATCAAGATTACTAAAATTAATATCAATAGAGCCTTGAAGATTCTCGTGACTAAAAATTGGCTGAACTTGAGAAGGGTTGAAATAATCTGTAACACGTTGTTGATTAATACTATAGGCAACTGTTGCATAATATGATCCATTTGGTAACTGACCGCCGCTGTATCCTTTTTGAATAGTAATACAAGGAATACTCATTAAACTGCTTATTCGTGTTCTTTCTACATCTAGAGTAAGCGGTACATTTGGAGTACAGTCTATGCAAGGTCCTGGTAAAGAATCAGTACATTCATATGGTACACCCGTCCATGGTTCATCATTTAAAACTTCCGGATAATTACCCAATGTAATATCTCCAATGTTTAAAGTCCTATCTGGATTAAGTCCATCTGCCCAATAAATTTGATATGTGCAATCAAAATTTGATTTAGCTGCACCAATTATATTATTAGATCTTCTAAAATTCCATTGTGCATCACGACTGATAACATAATAACTTCGGGACTTTTCTTTAAATAGGCCTACCTCCGACATTATATCGTCGGTACTAAATAATACCCAATAGTCTTCAATAACAGGTACAGCACCTATTAATGAATAAGATAGTTGTGTCCAGGGAATGTTTGATGGTTCATTTCCAACAACACCTAAATCACCCTGACTAGAATTATTTACAAGATTTCTTGCGTGGTACCATGTGCCTTCAGGCATAAATGACTCAGACATGTCCTTAACCATTCCTTTGTTAAAGGAATTAGTTGTGGCACTAGATGTTTGATCAGATGGTGTATTTTGATTTTTCTTAGCCATTATTACACAGCATTATTTACTCTCAAGTTTGACGTTGGATAAGGATATGACTTAAACATATCATAGTACTTACCATACATTGCTTTTCTGTTAGCAGCCCATAATTTTTCCATTTCAGAGAAATTAGGAGTATTAACAACAGAAAGAGCATTGTTTCTTGCGGCTCTGTATTCCTGCATTACCAACTGTAACTGGGCAGTTACATTACTGCCATCCATTAAAAGATTTTCTAAAATCCTTTTCTTTAGTGCGTACTCATAGTACTCATTAAGGTAAGGATGATCTGGTACCATAAGATTACCGTCTTCATCCTCAAGCGTTCCCTGGTAGTTTATATATAAGTTGCCTTCCTCAAAATTTGTATAAATCCAACCGTCTTTAATATAAGCCTCGTCCTTTGCTATGTATCCTAAGCTAGGACAGTCTTTATCAACGTATTGCGAATTTTTAAATCTAATTGGTGTAAAATGAGAATACGTTCTTGTCTCAGTATTAACTACTTGAATTAACTGATAACTTGATCCGCACTGAGTTAAACATACTGGCTGTTGAGGTAATGACACATTGGAACAATAGTTCTGCTCTACCCAAGGTCTCCATTCTGGTGTAACCTGTTGAATATTAGTACCTTGTGGTGGTGTAAATGTATATGTTGCATCTCCACAAAGAAGTGCAAAGTTCATTACATAAAAATCATCTGGTAACTTAACGCGACTCTTGCATACCTCTACAAGACGTTCTTTGGTCATATAGATTCTTAGACCAAGGTCATAATTTACACGTATTGCAACTTTAAGAAGTTGGGCAGGATCTACAGTACCGTCAGTTGCTAAACTTCTAAGATCAAGCTTAACATCCTCAAGTAAGGAATCAAATGACCGGTATTTAAGAGTATATGCAATGTCCATCTTAGCGTTCTATTATATAATTAGAATAATTGATTTTTTTAAGAATCTGTCTAGGCTTGCCATAATAAAACTTATGGATCAAAGTATCTCTTTTGATGTTTAAGAAATCTTCAACTTCTCTCTTACTATTAAATATAGTAACTTCTCCTGTTATTGTATTAGTAAGAGTTACTAGTTTTCCTTTTTTTCTAGATCCTATTGATTTTTTTCTAGCTTCTTTTATAGCTTCAATATGAGATTCGGTATAGTTTCTTTTTTGCCCTATAAGTTTTTTTGTTCTTGCGGCAACCCATTCCTTAGGTTGTTTCTTTCCTTTTAAAGATGAAGATTTTCCTATTCTGTTTAATCTTTTACGCTCTTTAGCTTCATTTGTTAAAGAACCTAAATCTTCTCCACCATGCGTAAGATTATAACCTTTATCTCTATTACATGTTTCATAAGAACTTATCCAAAACATTTCAAATTCTTTAAGTTCTTCCTGCAAGCATTCCTGAACTAGAAATGCAACAAAAGGAGATTTTGAATATGCTGCTTGAAGATATTCATTGTAATGCTGCTTCCTTACTAAATCTTTTGTGTGTTGATTTATTCTGCTTAGTATATTTCTGGAAAGTCCAATATATTTCTTACCATTGCTTTTATTCAAAAGACAGTAGATACCGCATGTATTATTTTTTATGTTTAGTATTTCCATTATCTAAGAACGTTTTGTTTATCAGAAATAAAAGTATCCTGAGGTATTTGAGCAGACTTCATAAAGTCATTTACAACTTGCTGCTCTATTTCTGCAAATAATTCTGGTGGAATATTCATAGCCTGATCTTGTATTGCAGTACATGGATCATCGCAAGTATATCCTGATAGGTCACTATCAAAGATACCTTCAACCAACACAGAATCCCATTCAATACCTGGAATATAAATGTATCCATCCATAAACCAGTAGTACTTATTCTTATTGTATTTAAACGCACTAGTCTTGGTCATACTAGTATATAGTGCTGGAGTTGTTCTATACACCTCTATAGAGTTATCCACAGAACTTACAGAACGTAGCAACGGTCCCTGTATTCCTTCCATTACACCAGGTAGTTTTTCTCTGGTTCTCATTATCTTACAACCAGAAGACACATTGCAACAGGCCTCAACCTTATCTACCTCAATTAGTTCAATGCATGGTAGTTTTCTAAACAGGCTTCCAAACTTTGCTCTTGTAGCAATGCCGTCCTGTCTTTTAATATACATCTTTGCATACTTCTGAATAAGGCTATAAATAACCCTGTCTGTAACAAAGGCATCCATAGTTACAGCCTTGATTATATTTCTTACTCTTGATATTGATTCGCCTATAGTAGTCATTAGTCTATATCAAATTCGTTATACTCATTAAATTGCTTTTCCCGTATAGTATCAAAATAATCTTTTTGTCTCATCTTTTTATACATTTTTGATACTTTCGTAGTATTATCAATTACAAGATATTTTCTCCAGTCTTCCTTAAATGATTTTGTCACTGCTCTTTTAAAGTACCTTGCGCCATTAAAGGCCCATATACTTCTATCCCGTAATTTATATTTTGCACTGTAGTTACTGTAGAATATCTTCCCTAGATAACCATCAGTGTCATAGTTCTTATGCGTAACGGCCATACCGTATTTAATTGATTTACCATAATCTATGTTATCTTTTTTAACATATGGACAGGCACCAATAAATACGTATCCTAATCCTTCAGGTAGCTCTACACCATCTCTATTATCTATAATTGCTTCCCAAAGAAAACCGTTAAACTTCCTTACAATATCTTTTATATCTTTTTTCTGATACTTGGATAGTTCAGGATGTCTAGAACAAAACTCCTCCATATAGTCATCAGTTATTATATTCTTTTTCTTGACTCTATATCTAGGGGCTGATAAATCTGGTTTTCTAAACTCGCGCATAGTACAGTTATAATTTACAAAATATTACTTAAACTTGTGTATACTAGGTTCAAATATAAGTAAAATACCCCTAAGTCATTACCTAGGGGTATTTAAGGAGTCACACAAAAACCAACAAATGTGGACTAATCATTCGGTATACAGTCTCCTACTTCAGTTATACTGAGTATAAAGTCATTGTCTGTTTTATTTACTGGCCAAACACTATTCTCAGCAGCACATACTGTGACACCAACTGGATCATCAGATACAGAAATAACATCAATTGTTTGATTGCAGTCTGTGTAATAAATATCAATTGGACTAATTACAGTTACTTGGTATAACTTACATACACAACAAGATGTCTCAGCAAACGTAATTGAATATCCAGCCCCAATAGGTCCATCACCACCAGAACATACACTTATATAAGTAACGGAACCAGGATCAGATCTTAATTCGTATTCTGTTCCATCATCCTCACCATTACAATCTGTAACAGTAAAGGTTCCACAGTCTGGATCTGAACATTCAACGAAATATGATGTACATGGTGTTGTCTCTGGGAATGGGGTAACAAATAATACCTTGTTCTGATTTGAATTTATATCAGAACAACATGGTTGTATATATCCTGTAACTGTAACAGCAACATCGCAAGTAGGCAAATCGGTGGGGATATCTACTAGGCAGTCTACATAATCTGAAAGTAGTATCTCAACCGTTTTTGCAGTGTTTATTACTGAAGGACTATCATCTTGGTAGCAGCAATACTCAGCGCCTGTTGTTTTAAAACATATTCTATGACATCCAGAATACCTTGGAGTATATGTAACAACAATAGTTGGGATCATGATTAAAGTGTGCTTTTTAAAATTGTAGCAGAATAGCATGAGGTACCAATACCGCAGAGTGTATTTACTCTAAACAAGTACTCGGTTCCTGATGTTAAACTACCAACAATAGCAGAAGTAGTTGTTTGTTGAGGTAGTAAAGTATATGTAGTAACAAGCGGATTATTTACTTTATATTCAACTTGATACCCGGTTGCATCTGTAACAGTACTCCAACTAAGTGTTACTGTTGTACTAGTTACATTAAGTGTAGTAACCGGAATTGTGGATAAACAAGGCATATTATTATATCAATTAGATTTGACAAATTTTTATGGTAGAACTAGAGTCTCTATATAAAGCATACTGTGGTACTCCTGCTCCACTAGCTGCAGTATCGTCAGCATATGGTCCAGGTAAGTTTTGTGGGAATCTAATTGTTTGACCTGTACCAACGGAAACCATGGTAAGTTCTGTTCCAGATTCAACAACATTTATTTTAAATAATGCGTCCCTTGTTGCAGATGTTACATCAGTATACTCATAAGTAAGACTACCTGCGGCATTTGCATTGCCAGAATCGTCTTCTATAGTAACACTTAATCCAGTTCCAATACCTATAGCGGCAGTACCTGTTGTAAGTTTTACAAATCGTAATGCAGTCTCAATAGTATTAGTACTTTGATTTCTTGTAAGTGATGCTGCTATATTTCCAGATGAGGTTGCTTGTAAAGCAATTCCGGATGTTGATGTTGCAACAACACCAGCACCTGAGTTTGATATACCTTGAACTGCAGTACCACTACCTGCATTACCATACACAGAAACAGTACTTACTGCACTAGAGGAAGCATATATTGCAGAACCACTAGTTCCATTTGTTGATACCCTTAATGCTGTAGAATTTGTAGTACCTGCTGTATTATCAATTGTTAATACAGATGCACCTGAACCGTTCTGTATACCAGATAATGTAATGTCATATGGGCCAGTATTGATAAACCTGTTTCCAGTTAAATCAGCACCAGCTGATAATGTTGAATAACCTAATTCAACCTGACCAGGTGTTGCACCAATTGATAAACCTTCGGCTGCACTAACAGTAATACCTGACGCTGGTTCTGTAATTACATTTCCAGAAGCATCAAATCCTAATAGACCAACAGCAGTTCCTGCAAATGATGATGTTGCAGTATATTTATTTAGTACAAGCTGACCAGTTCCAAGTAATTCTAAATTACTTACAGGGTTAATATCACCTGTATTTTTAGTTGAGAGTGTTAACTTAGTTGCACCTGTCCCAGTTGTAACATCGGTATAAGATGATGTAATAAAACTAGAGTACTGTAAACCTCCAGAAGCAACAAGATCGTTTAGAGTAAATGATAATTGAGCACCATATCCAACTATTGGAAGTGATGACAAATATGGTGACCTGATACTTAATACTTCCCTTACTCCACCTGTATCATTAACTGTAGATATGTATGAAGGTCCACCGGTTTGTTGCGCTTCAAATGCAACAGTTTGTGAATCAATTAAAATACCTGTACCATTAGCAGTAATATCAATTGCTCTACCTAAGGAGTCACCAGACAACTGGTTAATTTTAATTACTGTACTGCTATTATTACTATTTTCAAGTTGAAGTACTTCTCCGGCTCCGGTTGATGCAGTTAGGTTTAAAAAGAATCCAGCAGTATCGATATATCTATCCTGAGTAAATGTTGCTGGTGTAGCTAATGTACCGCCTAGCAATGTTTCATTTGGATTTAAAGGATTGATTGTCAAACCTTCTGCTGCAGAAATTGAAGCAATAACGGGTTCCCATTCTGCTTCACCTGTAAGTGCTTTCAGGGTAAGTACTTGATTTACAAGTGCAGTACCAGCATCAATTTTAGGAGTATGTATAATAATTTCATTATCAGAAGTCCCTTCATTAACCTCAAGCCAAGCATCCCCATAAGGAGAAGATACATACATTGCACTGTATAAACTGCCGATTTCTAGACCTGTAGATTCAATAGCACTTGCAGAATCTGTATATACAAGTGATGCAATATTCTGGGCAATATTCAGCTCAGTTTTATCTGTTGCAAACTCAGTTTTAATATTAGTATTTACACTTGCAGAACTAGAAAAACTATCTAAATCATCTAGCGCAAGACTATATGCATTAGAGTCACCGTCAATTGTAGTATTCTGAAGCAGTGTACCTCCGAGCCATACTTCCTCATCATTTAATGGATTTTTACTAAGTCCATTATCTGCAGAAATAACCACATTTATATCTGTATCTAGGATACCTCCGGCAAAAGAAAGATTAGGACCAATAGTTACATTAGTAAATTTACCAGCACCATCCCCCATTAATACAGATGAACCCGTAGTAAGTGTAGGAATATCATCAATTACTAATGCTCTAAACTGTGGTGTATCATCAGGTCCAGAAACAGGCCCTGCAAATACAGTATTAGATGGCTGATCCTCTAATGCAAGAGTCAAATTTCCACCAGGCGTAGTTACAGGAACAATAGGAGTAACAAAGATATTTGTTGGAACATCAACACCTACTTCTACAATACCGCCACCAGCAAATGGTAATTCATTTCCGATACCTACACCAAAACCTCCAGCATATTCAACACAAAGAGGATTTGTAAGAATCATCGCAATTCTTTGTAGAATACTATCTAATGTTTCTCCTGGTTGAATACCAAGATCATTAATACCATCAGAAAGTACAATACATGCCGCACTCATATATTCTGAGCATCTTGGTGGACATGCTGGTAAACATGTTGTTACAACAGGAGTTGTATAAGCGGTATCTTTACAGCCGCATACTTTACTTCCACTTGCACATTTTTTACAACTCATTTATTTAATTTTTTTAGTTCGGAACTCGGATTATATCAGTTTCACAAGAAATCTCCTTAAGACCATACTGAGCACTTGATTGCTGTGACACAACTTTTACTTTATATCTGTTATTTACAGAGTATAAACCCGGAAACACATATGTTCGTGCTCCGCCATTATATGTAACTTGGTCAGTAAATATTACCGATCCCCATGCATCATTAGGGACATATTCATATAACGAGATATTGTAAGTTGTATCTGCACTTGCAGCATTCCAGGTTAAAGTAAGTCCGCCACTAACATTAGGATTAACATTAGTACCTATCAATGCAAAGGACCTATCCTGACACCAGTTCTCATTATAGAATTCATACTGAGCATTATTATTACAAGTTAAACCAGTATCTGTAGTTACTTGCAGATTTGCTCCAATAGCATACCATACTGACTGTGCAAGAACAGGACCGATTGCGTTACCAGATATATCAACTGAGAATACTGCACCAGAGTTAATGCTAGTAACTATATCTGGATTAAAAGCAACACCAGTGTGACCAAAAGCATCAATAATGGCAAATGGTTGTGGTGTGCCAGCGCCACCAGCAATAGTAAATTCAGCTGGAACATCACCTGAAAAATAAATATCTATAAATCTTCCTGCCCTTACTCCTGACGCTGTAAGACCAAAATCTACATCACTGCAGTTAGGTCCACAACATGAAAGGTTAGCTGCTTGAAGTGTAATTAGTGCTTCCCTCATATCACATACAGTACGCCATAAATTACTTACTGCATCTGCTAATGCTGTATACTCTACTTCTGGTACCCAACCAGGAATATTTGCCATAATAGCTCTGGGGTTTGCTAATTGCGGAAGTTCAGCTAATCCAGCACATTGACCATTAAGTGCATTATTAACTTCTGCTGTAGTACCAATAATTGCAGTGTATCTACAATATTCTTGTTCGAAGTCTAGCAAAAAAGTCTCAATAGTCTTTTCTACTCCACCCCCTATACAGAAACCAGATGTAATAGTTTCTGGTTCTAAACCACCATTAATAATATTTTGAATTTCTGTTTCTGTACTAGTAACTCTGTTTTGCAAATCAGTGACGGCGGAAGTTAAGGTATTTACTTCGGCAACAATTGTACAGATTCTTGTACCAACTAGGATTATATAATCTCTAAGTGGTAATTCTGTAATTACATTTCCCAGGGGATCCGTAGGTTGTAAGCACAGGGCAACTGAAACCAAACAATCATCTGGACATGTTGATGTATTAGGATCTAAGTCAAATCCATTGTTTTCAAGTACTGCCTCAACAGTACATGTCTTATTGATCAAAATTTGAATAACATCTGCAAAAGTTCCAGGTTCTGGAGCAATTGCACCAAAACAAGAAATGTCTAATACACTGATATTCAATTGATCAGTAATTGTGCAAAGTTCTTCTGCAAGTTTTGCTACTGTGTCACTAACACTATCCCCTGTACAAAGTTTAATACAGGGAATATCTGGACCTTGCCAGATCACACAGTTAGAAGAAATAGGATTACATCCCTCTTGCGTATCTTTTGGTTTTATAGGAAGTGCCATATCTATAATTTACTAAAAATTTACTCTATTAAAAAAATTAAGGTAGAAAAAATGGTTCTACCGTTAGATTTACTATTGGTGAGCAGTTAAGTGGTGCTGGTGGTTCTGGATCAGGGGATACGCATGGTTCTTCAATAGGGGGAATAATTACGACACACTGATCAGGAGGATTGATTCTAGAATAATCAGATAACTCTTTTTTAATCCAAAGCTTCTCAAAATTTACATCTGCACAGCAATTGCTGATTCCATTCTTAACCTGATTAAATAACTTATAGTAGTTATTAGCAAACATCTTATTATCTTTTATCTCACAGTCTGAATCTACTATATGATAAAACTTTTTATAGGGTTTTTGCTTAGATTGAGGAATATCACAACAATCAATATCTTCAATATTTACAGGAGGATAACAGCATTCACAATCTGGATATGCATAAGTGATCGTGTATTCATCACATGGGCATCCTGTATCCTCTGTATATGGTCCAAGTACCGTAAAGCAAACCCCTGGATATTCTTGAATATTAACTACCATATCAACATAGGCAGTCATATCTGAAGTTGTAACTAACGCATAATCAGGCGATTGAATAATATCTTCTGGTGCTGCTGGTGGATTATTAAAGAACTCTGTAGATCTACAGTTTGCTAACACATAAGCTCTTGCTAGGTTTGGACAAACTGTCCCAAATTCTGTAGTTGTCCAAAACTGGACTAAGGTTCCTAGATCATCATTTATTCTATTAGCGCTATTTGCACATTCAATGCATTCAACTGTTTGTCCAAATCCGTCACATACGTTTGTAATTGTATAATATTGCTCAGCAAAATGCAGAGGATCACTAATCTGGATTACATTACCAATACCAGCTAGGTTTACAATATTATCAACCTCTGTTGTATTATAAGTAAAATAGTAAGAGACCTCTTGTCTCCTACAACTTACTAGTGTGACGCATCTACTTGCATTCATTTTTCTTTTTCCTTATATACATTTTATACATGGTGTACAATCAGCAAAATCAAGCTCAGGAGATATTGCGTATATATCATCTGGACAGAATGTTACTCTACTTATAATATACGAAGATCCTTGCTGAATTGTCCAAAGATTTGCAAATGGACATTCAGAATCATTTGTATTAAACCCATATATTTCTAGGGTATTCTGATCAAAAAGCTCCCACCTATTAGGATTAACATTCCATGCAATAGCTAATTGACCGCCATCCTCCGTAGCAAATCTGTAGTTTTTTCTACCATTAAAAAGATTTACTTCAGCATTTACATTATACTCTACTCCATTTACTATTATTTTTATACAGTTACATTTTGGATCTGATACTGTAAAGCATAATCCTGGGAAACCAGCCGCTGTTATAGTTCTACCTAAATAAGGTAGTAAGTTTGTATTGCTAATAAGATATACGTTTTCATTTGCACAGTTGGTCAGTTGGTAATACCTTACAAGACAAGATGGGCAATCAAGATATGGCGGACCACTTAACGTTAGTATTTCTGGATTTGGTAAAGCACTTTGCTCATCAGTACATGCCCAGCAATTTCCAGGATACTCCTGTAGTGTAACTACTTGACCAACATATTGAGAAAAGTCTTGTCTTGTATTTATAACTACATTCTCATTATCGCAATTAGTGAATACGTATGATGTAACAGGCGTACATATTTCGCAAGTTGCATATGCTTGAGTAACAACAACATCTTGATATATGGCTTGTATTTCAGTATCTAATTCGACTAAGTAACACTTAGTTCCAAAGCCTTGTATATTAACATATTGACCAACATATCCTTGCAAATCATTAGTTGCGGCAGCACAATAGATTACATCACTTTCATTATTGCAATCTGTTAATTTATAATTTATAGTAACTTGCCTTGGACAATCTTGGCAACCTCCTCCAGTAAAATCAATGCCTGCTGGAGTAATACCGCTTTCTTCATAAGTATTATCTGAACCAATGTTTTCAATTAAGAAACAACGATCAGGGTAATTATTATGTGTAATTACATTAGTTCCTGCATCTAGTAAAGTTTGAAACTCAGAATTCTGAGTATAAATAATAAACGTGTTCTCTAGGCAATCTGTCAATCGATACCAAGGTTGTGGAGGTGGTGCAAGACAAGCAGGACAACCATCATATTCAGTATCTTGCTGTCTAATGTAGAAAAAATTTGGATTTGCTACGCCTGTTTCATTTATTTTCCAGCATCCGGTTCCGCCATCATAAAAAAATGGATCAGAATCAACAGCACCTTTTGGTCGTAACTTTATTACTTGTCCTGGAGTTAAAATAGAAAATGGACTTATTACATTTACCTTTTCTTGAGTAGCGCAGTTTTCTAATTCAAACGTGCAAGGGGTTGAAGTATATTGCTCATAGCATAAACAATAGCCTAGATTATCATTTCCTGGGTTTGGTATACACCCCTCAGGACAAACAGGAGATGAGATGATTTCAGCAGCCAATCCTAATCTAATTTGATCTGCAACAAACTGTGCGTTATCAAAATATCCACCATCAAGAAAATAATAATTATCTCCCCTATTTGGCACTCTTGAAGGTATTACATAATCAGGACCTAAAGGTGGATTATTTTGCGCACGTACATATGGATAAACTACTAAAAAACCCTCTGTTGAATATCTTTCAAACGGACTTCCTAAAACAATTGTCATATAGGTAAATCCTATACCATTATTCAGCTGCTCCTTGGCATTTTTAATCAGCTGATACATATTATTTGGAACATTTGCCCAGTTTGCTTGCAAATCTGGAAGATCTGATGGAACAATGGGTAAAATTCCAATATCACTTAAATCACAGCTTCTTTGTATTCCAGGTGCATTACCCGTACCATCAGGACCATCAGTAAATAATAGTAATACATTTTTTGCATTTGGTCTACGCACTGAAGCATCATTTAATGCCCTGATTGCAACACAATTTATTTCTGTATGATTTGTGCCATTATTATTACATAAATTACCTGGCGGGGTTGTTTCAATTGCCTCTCTAAGTGAAGTAATATCACTTGTAAAATCTTGTATTATACATGTCGCAGAAGACCAACCTATGACAGATATTTCTATTGATTGATCTAATAATCTATCCTCTAGCTTTGTTAATAATAATTGTATTAAAGATCTAAAAATTGTTAATTCGTCAGGAGGAGTTGGTGGACGACTAACACTTTGTGAATAGTCCAATGCAATTACAATATTCATTGGAACGATAGTGCTTGGTTTTGCACAGGCACCAAGAAATTCTGAATAAATATATGGTGGTTTACATAAAGTACCAACCAGTCTATCGTCTCTATAGCAGTCCCCGGCCACGCCTACCAAAGTAGAAAAAGCTTCACTGCAGGTACTGCATTCAACAAGGGGAGTTGCTGCTATTGCTTTAGGATTTATCCAGGACGGTTGTGGATTAAATATAAAAGTCCTACCTCCATCAACTGATTTATAGGTACCGGCGGGAGATTTGCTTAAACCTAAAACAATATTTTCTGATAAGGCAATAATATCAACGCACATTCCTGGAATTGTTGATCTGAGTTGCCAAGTAAATCCGTTGTCATTAGAGTAATATAGTCTGCTACTGCTATCTAAAAAATAAACCTTTGATCTATACTCTATATAATCTATAGATGCATCTTCTACATAGGGATCGGTGTTATATGTTGGTGGTACTGATGCAAACTTTACAGACAAGTCATTTGCTATACTACCTACTGTAACCCCACCTAATAATACTGGTACCGGTGCTTCAGTTAAAGATGGATTTATGCTATACAGCGATCCTCTAACTGAATCAGGATCACCAATTGCAAATACTACATTTCTTTCTGGACTTGCCCATACCCCTCTTATTATTCCCATTGTTCCTGGAAGAACTAGGGCATCTGGAAATGATTGTCCTCTATCAAATGTGCGTGTTAAAATCTGATCTGCCGATGCATTGTTCTGATCTCCGGCAATAGTCACATATCCACCAGCACTATTTAAAAAATCAAAACTTGTAACAGTAATATTATTATAAACAGAACCTGCATAATTAAAAAGTGGAGCGACATCAATAGTAGTTCCTATTGTTTGCCCATTATCAAATGACATTCCTAATCTAGAACCACTACCTGTTCCAGAATTTGTACTGCCAAAAACATAGGTAGATTGCCCAACATATGTAACTTCTTTACCAAATGTATTTTGTCCAGCTTGGTACGTAACACCATTATCAGAAGAATAATATGGTGTAGTATTAATACCATCACCATATGTAATTACTGAATCTGAGGATAGGCGGTCACCTAAAGCAATATCATGAACTTCTGATGTTAATGCATTAGATGTTACTTGTGTAAAAGTAGCTCCCTCATCTTCTGAAACATATACCCCATTAGTATTTCTTGTAACTACGTATATAATATTAGCCATGTAAATTTTTTATTATATGCATTTTATGCATGGATCACAGTTATCAAAATCAAGTTCTGGTGCAATATTGTATATTCTTTCTACACAAAATGAAACTCCTGTTATGATATATGGTGATCCTTGCTGTATAGTCCAAAAGTTACTAAATGGGCATTCTGCATCTCTTGTGCTAAACCCATAGGTTTCTAATGTCTGACTATTAAATAACTCCCATCTACTTGGATTATTATTCCAAGCTAATCCTAAACTATCACCAGACTCTGATTCAAATAGATATAATGTTCTTCCATTATATAGAGTAGATGCTTTACTTACATCATATTGTATATCATTAACAGTTATTCTTACGCAATCACATTTTGGTTGTGTAACACTAAAACATAGACTTGGAAATCCAGCAGCAGTAATAGTCCTACCCATATACCTTGATAGCTCTAAAGATGAACTTATTAAAAATATATTTGGATTTGCGCAATTTGTTAATTGATAATATGTAGTTAAGCAAGCCGGACAACTATCAAACGGATTCCCATCTATAGTAAGTTGTTCTCTTGGTGCAGCAGATGCAGCCACAGCATTACAGGTCCAACAATTTCCTGGATATTCCTGTAATCTAACAACTTGTCCATCATATTGAAAAAAGTCATTAGTTGTTGCTAATATAGTTTGTTCCTCCTCACAATTTATAAATTCAAAAATCTGGGGCGGGTTACATTCTATGCAATCTGCAAATGATTCAGTTATAACAACAGGTTGTATAATAGGTGAATCATCAGAAGTTAATTCAACTGTCCAGCAAGTTGTTGCAGAAATATCTAACTTTACTACCTGACCTAAATATGCTTGTACGTCATCTTCAGTATAAATAAAATTATTTGGATCGTTACAGAAATCTGTTAATTTATACCGTATTGCTGCTCTTGGACACAGTCCACAACCATCTAATACTAGATCTATACCTGTAGTAAAATCATCAACAAGAGTATAAATATCAGCAGGCACTGGATCAATCCTCCAACATCCAGGATATACACTGTTCGTTACAACAGGTGTATTTGCAGAAATATAGGATGATAAATCCTCTACTGTATAAAGTATTTCTAATGGGTTATCGCAATTTGTTAAGCTATAATAATTAGGTTCTGGTGTACCAGTACAATCTTCGCACCTAGTAAAAAATGTGTCTTCATATATAACTAGTTTAAGAAGTCCCGGATTTTCATTAACAAAAGGTGGATAATCAACATAAAAACATCCAGGATAATAAATAAAATCATCGGGATCACCAGTATTTTCTGGAGTAGGTTCAATTAATCTTATTATTTTCCCAAGCAGTCCGTTTGCACGAGGTGTAGTAAATCTAACTTCAAACGGTGGAATTTGACCAGAGCAATCTGTAAGTAGGACTGTGCAGTTTGGTAAACTAAATGTCTCATTAGCATTACAATATCCTAAATTATCTTGTCCAGCAATACCAACTGTACCCGTCGGGCAAGGTGCCGACGCTATAATTTCAGCAGCTAGACCTAATCTTAGTTGATCAGCAACAAATCCAGCTGTATCAAATGTACCAGCATCAAAATAAAAATAATTTCCACTTGGTGCATAATAAGTAGGTATAGCTAAACTAGGACCTGGAGTACCAATTGCCCAATTATAAAGATTAAATCTTTCGAATGGTGTACCAAGGAACACCATCATAACCTTCATTCCTTTATTATTATTAAGCTGTGTTTTAGCATTTTTTAATAATGCAAACATGCTAGTATTAATAGTACCTGCCGACTCAAAAAAACTACTTGTTGCTGGAACTATGGGGAGTAAACCTATATCAGAAAGGTCACAAGATTCAACAGAAGAACCAGGAGGATAGGGTGGATTACGAGGACCACTATGTGCACCATCGCTAAATAAAATAAGCACATTTTCAGCATCCGGTCTAGCAACAGATTCCTCATAGAGGAGCCTTATTCCTTCACACATTCCAGGTGTATGATTTGTCAAACTTGCAAAACATTCCCCAGGAGGATTAGTATCAATTACTTCACGTAATATATCTATATCTGAAGTAAAAGGTTGTTGTATACAAGCTTTATCTGACCATCCAATAACTGCAATTTTCATACTACCATCTAAAAGCCTATCTTCTAATTTTGTTAGAAGCAGTTTTAGATATTGTCTATACAATAGTCTTTCTTGTGAACCAATACTACCAGAATAATCAAGACTAAGTACAAGATTTGTAGGTACAATTGTAGATGGTTTAGCACATGCTTCAAAAACAGTTGAATACTGATATGGCGATTTGCACAATGGTCCTGTAAAGGAATTTTTGATACACCTTATTGGTAGGTTACCGTAGATTCCCTCATACTGTTCAGGACAATCTTCACATGTAGCTATTGATGCACTAGTTATTCCTACTGGAGAAATCCATGCTGGTTGAGGATTGAATATAAATGTTGTTCCTCCATCAACCGATTTATAGACGCCTATTGGTGATTTAGATAATATAATTATTATATTTTCAGATAGAACAATCATATCAACAGGTTGACACGGCACTGTTGATTTAAACGTCCATGTAAATCCATAATCTGAGGAATAATATAATTTTCCTCCACTATCTAAAAAATATACACGAGATCTTGAGGCAATAGATCCTGCCTGTGGATTAACGTTTTGAGGAGGGTTGGGATCATCATATATTTGAGGGACAGATACAAATTTTACAGCAAGGTCATTTGTTATACTGCCGATAGTTATTCCATCTAATACTTTTACGGGAGCTTCTGTTAATGAAGGATTTACACTATATAATGCTCCTCTAAGCGTATCTGGTTCTCCAATTGCAAAAACAATGTTTCTATCAGGACTTACCCATACATCTCTAATGATTCCCATATTACCAGGAAGTATTAAAGCATCAGGAAATGTTAATCCCCTATCAAATGTTCTTGTTAAAATTTGATCGGCTGATGAATTATTTTGATCGCCAGCAATTGTAATATAACCACCAACAATATTAGGAAAATCGAAACCAGTAATCGTTATATTATTGTAGACTGCCCCTGGATAATTAAAAACCGGTGTTACATCAACTGTAGCGCTAATGGTGCCACCATTATTCAATGATATACCGATTCTAGCACCTGATCCCGTAATTGTTTTAGGGCCGCCAAAAACAAATCCAAAACTATTTACATATTTTACCTCCTTACCAAAAGTATTTTGCCCAGCAATAAATGTAGAACCGCCATCAGATGACCTGTATACACTTGTTGATAAGCCATTTCCATATGATACTACAATATCAGAGTTTTTTCTATCGCTGATAGCAATATCTTGAATTTCTCCTGTAAGTATATCTGAGGTTACTTGAGTAAATGTAGCTCCCTCATTTTCAGATTTATATAAGCCGCCTGGATTTTTTGTGACGACATACACTACTTTTTCTAGTACGGGGCGAGCCATATTAGTTTATTTTAGATTGGCACTATTAATAATTGGAGCAAAAGGATCTATTGAATCTTTTAGATTCGTGTATCTAGTTTTTGCTGGCTCTGGTTTTGCAGGTTGTGCTGGATTAGTAATACACTTTGTGCATCCTACTTTACCATCAGCTGAAGTTCTTTTTTGACATCCGCAACTCATAGTTGCTCCGCAGTTTTGACATTTTGCCATAATATATTGGTTTTTAATTAGTTACATGAATCACAGCCACAACTGCAGGCCAGTTTGTCTAATCTCTTAACAACATAATTATAAATATCCATACCTAACCTAGGAGAATGACAATATTCAACTTTTGCCTTAGCTGCTTTTAACATAGTTGTAAGTAACTGTATTTCCTTAAGTTTCTCCTTTAGTGGAGCTTGAGGATCACAGTCCTGTATATCTAAGCAACAAAGTAAATCATTTATTTTATTCAAAGCAACAGTTGTACGTAAATGATTATACTCTACATTAACAATATCGTTTGGATTAACACTATACTTAACAATGTAGACACCATCAGCAAATTCATTATAGTAATTCCCACAATTAGCTGTCTGAAGTCCTAAGTCACAAGCACTTATGTTTTCCAAAAAACCAGTTTCCAGATTCTCTATAGAGTAAGAGGTAGTAAAACCAGGAGGAGTAATTTCAATTTTGGTGCAGTCTATAGGTGCCATGTCACTATAGATACTTGCATCTACTACACGAAAAATACACTTGGTCAGTGTATCCGGTATATCTAAAGCTAATTGATGTTTTTCCATTATAGAAATAGTTGTATTTATAAAAATAAAAAAGGAGAGGAGAGTTTATAGCTCCCTCTCCCCTTTTTACTATTTGATTAGATTATGGTGCTGAAACAGCAGTAACAGCAGTACAAGCTTCTCCAACTCCAAAACAACCTACAGTTTCAAGTTGAACACAGTTAACACCCTGTGCATTTTCAATCCAAGTCTCTACAAATGTTTCAAAGTCAGTTTGAACACCATCAGCAGCATCTGTAATAATCTCAAGCAAGTATTGATCATTATCAAATGTACCAGTTGGATTATTGAAACGTGGAACGCTGTGCTGGATGTAGTAACGATAGTATTGTCCTGATCTGTCAATTGCACTATTTACATCATATCCTTGAGTAATCTCACGGATACGAAGATCCATACCAGTATAGAAGTAGTTCTGACTGTACATTTCGGATTGAATTACATCACGAATAACAGTTTCACCAAAACCAGCACCTTGTACAGGCAAACATACTTGTGTAGAACACAGACCTGTAAATGTGCAAGGATCACCATTGTAATCTACTTCAGAAGCATAAATCTTAACTGGTTCAATATATGCCAATACTGAATCATTAGGATAGAAAGTACAATCTCCAAAACGAGTATCAATATAACCACCGTTGATAATCAAGCCTGCCAAAGTATCAGCAGGAACCGCATTTGCAGGCCATGCTGTAGTACCTTGAATATATGGAATCAAATCTTCCAAGCTAGTTGTAGCACCAGCTGGTACAGATTCGCCATTATCTACATATGCAGCACTTGGAGCAAGTTGTTCCCAAGTTGCACCAGCGTCAGTAGAATAAGTAATTTGAACATTTACAAAAGGTGAAATCAAAGGACTGTTAACCAAGTTATATGCCCAGTTAGCATATACAATCAATGGATTAACTGCAACTGGTGCAATAGCATCCTCAGGGCAGCAACCAGTATAAGCATCAGCAGTGTAGTATGTATTACGACTCAAAGTACGAAGTACAGGTGAACCTTTAACATCTAGACGCAAGTAGTATGTTTCCCCACAGTAGAATACTTTTTCGCAGCTACCAGGATCTTCAAAATTAATCTGATTCAAACCAACAGTAACTTGTGAATTTTGAGGATCACAAGGATCAACACGGTAGAATCGAGTAATATACTTTGGATTAATAGTCTTTGACTTGTTTGACTCTTGGTAACCTCCGTGAAAAGGACCAATCTTGTCATTCTGATACAAAGAACCAGCAGCAAGAACCAAAGGACAAGCAATAGTACCAGGAACAATTGGTTGTACTTCCCAAGTCTTAGGATCTACAAATGCAAATTCACCAGTCTGAAGAACGTTATTGGCAGTGCCAAGTACGCCCTCATCAAGTGAGGTAAAAGCACTTGTTCCAACAAATGCTTTTTGAAAAGCGTGATTAAAATAAGCCATTTTTATACAAAAAATTTAAGTTAATAAATATATACTCAATATAGGAAATCCTACATAAAGTTCCAAATAATTAGAGATAATCTTTCATCTCATGGTCAAGAAGCCTCATGGCAATCTTGTCTTCTCCAAATGCTTTTAACTGATCTTTCCAGTTTTGCATTTTATTATGTTCTTCAACTTGCTCCTTCAAAAACTTAAGTGCAAGTTCATACAGCATATGATCACCTTTTTTCATAGCATCACTAGCTAAATCTTTGATTTGCATAGAGATGGTTAATTCATGATCAAATGAGGTTTTAATAATTTCAGGTAAGCCAGAAAAATTTTGGTTAGGTGCATTAAGCATAGGTGTAGATGGTTGTACACCCATTGACAATAGATATGTTCTTGACCAATCAGCATGTGCAAGTTCTTCAGTAGAGTAATTCTTCCAAAGTTTAGCAGCATTAACATAACCATTGTTATCTAGCCACATGGACATTGCAAGATAAATTCTAGAAGAATATTCTTCTTGCTGTACTCTATAATTCAAATAATCAATACATTCAGTAGAGATCAATGGATTATGGTCTATTGATATCGGGGTTGGTATACCTGCTGCTTTACTAGAAGCACTAGCTGGTGCGGATTCTGCTGGTTTACGAGATAATAAATTTCTAGATGGTGTTTCGGCCATTTTCTTATGTATTTGATTCTGATGAATTATTTGCTATGCTGTACTGATTCATAGACTCAATATCTCCAGCTAAGATTTTAACAGTGTCGTCTATTAATATTTCTGTGATATTATCCTGAAATTCACATTCTACATCTATGGGAGAAGCAGTTAGTGTATATGGATCTACACAATCTAGAATCTGAAGTTTTCTTGGTTCACGATAATACATTAAATGCGGATCATGAATATCGAACTCATTGTTATTGTAGATCCTGACTCTATTTGAAACAATTGTGCAGAAGGTTTCTCCCCATTCAAAACTTGGTTTCTTTAGAGTATCCTGTAAAAGAATTGGAACATTTTGTTCCTCGGCTATAAAAATAACGGCAAGATCCATAGGATCTTTACAGCAATCTTTTTTAGCACCAGCACTAATTCTTTTAAACTGCAAGTAGTCATCTGGTAATGGATATGATTCAGCATATAGATTCTTTTGTAGTACTAGTATTGGAGTTTCTTTTAATAGAATCTGAAGATCATCAATCTTACGGGTAGTTTGTTCATCACCCTGTCTTTCAACATTAAGACCAATAATCTGTCTTCTAACCCATTGAATCTGTGCCTTATTAAACGCCTCTACAATCTGCCAACATTCAATGTTGTCATAATCATTACTAGCTAACTTATTAAGTCGCTGTTTAATTTTTAATTGTAGAGTTGTATTGTTCATCCTTTACGCTTAATGTTTTTCCACATTGCTGCAGCTGCAATTTTTTTTCCTTTTTCTCCACCACCTGCCTTGGCAGCAACATCGGCAAAAGATTTACCCTTTTTACCAATGTCCTTACCAGCCGATGCTTTTTTTGCAACAGATGATTTTTGTTTCTCTGTTAATCCAGAAGATGGTTTCTTTTTACCAGTAGTTCCTCCTTTTTTCATAGGAATGCCCATTAGTGCACCTATACCAAGTCCTGCACCAGATCCCCCAATAGCATCCATTGCGTTCTTTGCGGTATCAATTAGTGCATTAGCTTTTCTCATTTTTCTAAAGAATCCCATTATTTTTTCTTTTTAATTGTTCCACCTTTTTTAAATACACCGCGTCCCTTTAGAACATCAGCCTGAGTTAGTTTACCATCACCGGTAAGATCTGGAAAAGAACCACCTTTAGCCATTTTAGGTTTCTTACCTGCAGCTTTCATTGACATTGCAATAGCTGCTTGTTTTTTTGAATTTTTTGCCATTATAGTAATTGATTTAACATTTCCATTTACGTAATGCCTTATTGATCCTACTATTAGGGTCATTAGCAGTTTTGCTAGAGGTTAGTTTCTTTTTCATACCAGACATTCTAGCACAAAATGATTTCTTTCTAGGTCCACCTTCAGGTTGAGGAGCCTTTAAATCTGAGCCAGGATTCTGTCTTTCATAAGACTTTCTTCCCTTTTCATTAAGTCCACCACTTGGTGACTTACCAGATTTCTTTTGCCATGCAGGTGACTTTGCCATTACTTTTTAGTTTTTTTAGCTACTGATCCACCCAGCATTTTAAGTTGCTGTTCAGTAGCTTTCTTAACCTGATTAATCAAACCTTTGTCCTTCATGATATTATTATATTCATTAATAGTTCTCATGGCAGACTCAATTTTCCATTGCTGCTCACGTCTTTTATCTTCAGCAGACATTCTAATACTTGGCATAACTATTTGGTTTTTTTAGATTTAGCTTTAATCTTTTTTTCCTGTTCAAGCATAGCCTTAGTAGGCTTCTTACCAGAACCAGCATTTGCACGGATATTATCCCATAGTCCTCTCTGACTATAGGATCCATCTTTCCGTTTAATCATTTGTTTCTTAGCAGCCACAGGCACATTTTTTTAAGGTTTTAACAGGTCCCCCGTTTTTATAGGGGGACTTGTTATTCTTTCCTTGAGGTTTACCGTAAGAAACCATTTTCTTCTGTTCCTCTGGGTTAAGTAGCTTATTCATCTTACTTCTTTTTACCCATTTTCTTCATGCCACCGTAGGACATCTTGCCTCCCATTTTCATCTTACCGCCATACATTGCAGCAGGAATAGCAGATGAAGGAGGAGTATTTACACCACCGGATGATTTGCCAGTAGCAGCTTTTTGTGCTGTGGCAGCAGTATTACCGCCACCAGATCTACCAGTAGCTACTTTAGATGCCACGGCTTTAGCATTTGTATTTGCCATGCCGCCGGTCATCATTTTCTTTTTAGACATTTTTTTCATGTTACAAATATTTATATTATTAATATACTTATTGATTCCAATACTTCTCAACTTTTTTTGTCAAATTCACAAGAATTTCTTCATTTAGAGGATTCTTGAGGTATTCAACAACTTCTGAGGGGGTTCTACCCATCATAGCACCAGAGGAGACTTCATAGATAAATCCGTCAGCTTTAGTAGCAATTAACTTATAGTAAGTAGCATCTTTAACAATAGATCTCAGTTTTAATGATTCCATGTCCTGATTAACTGCATCCAAGAACATTTGTGCTGCTCTGTTTGCATTTTTCTCAGTACCCTGGCCATTAATAAATGTATCCATGTTATCATACAATACATCTGTTGGTGTAGACTTCTTGTATTGAACACTACTTACATCAACTACCTTAGCAATGTAAAGTAGTTTATTTGTATTCTTATCAAACAACTTCTGCAACTCAGCAAGTGCTTTGTTACGAAGCTTTTTACTTTCTGTTTTAGTAGACACAGTATCTTCATACTTGTCTAGGTAAAACTTCGGTGGTTTTTGTCTTGTTCTAGCCTCTTCATAGCTTTTAGCAATTATAGAAAAGCCACCAGCCTGAATAGCATATAATTTAATCAAATCATATGGATCCTTTGCTGGATCTAAAAACAATGGTTCGTTACCACAACGAAGTGTTATCTTACTCCAGAACTCATGATTATCAGGTCTAAGTAATTTAACCTTATTCCAAAATTCTGGATCATCAGGATTAATAACGTTTGCAGCAAGTTCTTTTTCAAGCTGACAAACCGTACTTCTAATCTCTTTAATCTTAGCCTCACGTTGCTCAGGATCTGGTAGCAATTTTACATCTGGTGCAAATTCATTCAATCCTGTAAGATATCTACTGATACCGTTTAATTCAACACAAGCTAATTGTTCTTCATGATGTACACCATCATATAATGCCAGTCCATACTTTTCTAATCCCATGTTCTGTACATTACTATTAAAGTATGGTTTAATAGCAATGGGTCCCTTCTTAATAGCAGGGTTCTGTTCAATTAATGTAAAACTCATTTTTGTTGGTTTAATAAATTTATGATAAAAGTATAAAAAGGGGAGTAATTATCCTCCCCCTTTTAAATATTTTTTAGTCTGCCCAAATCTGAATCCAATCAGATGGAGAAGAAGTACCGATTGAAATATAAATAACTAATGCATCAGTATTTACATATACAACACCTGGTGCAGCAGGAGCAAAATCAGGAGCAGTTGTACCACTCAGTGGTCCAAACTTAGCAATGTCCTGTCCAAGATTTTGCCATACTTTTTTCTTAGGTTTATTATAGATTCCCATTTCTTATATTTTTATATAAAAGGGGAGGTTTCCCTCCCCCTTTATTATCAATTATTAGAATGAACCTCCTGTAACAGGGTTTCTCATAACAATCTTCAACACCTTGGTTGGGTCTTTAACCCAGATTGCAGGCATTGTTTGTGTCATGAATACACGGTAACCATTGAACTGACCAGAAGACTGGAAGCCTTGGGTACGACCCATGTAGTCCATAGTACCGTTTTGATACCACCACTTCAATTGATTATCCCAAGACAACTTCAACAAGAAGATGTTATCATTAGTATTATCAGTAATATCGAAGATGATGAAGCTATAAGATGACAATGGGAAACCATCAATGATTGGGTTTTCAATGTCATTTGTATGCAAGTTGTCAAATGCTGGGTTCAATACGAACTTAACATTTGCCAAGAATGGAATCACATATGATGTGAATGCAAATCCAAAGTTCAAGTCCATGCTCTGACCAGAAATTGCACCAATACCTGCATCAGATGCAGCTTGGATAACAAGACCTGAAGATACAGCCTCTCTACGGATTGCTTCATTTACCATTCTCATACCACCCATACCGGTTTGTACAATCAGTTGACGCTTAGGATCTGGACCCTTGAATTCAACCTTACCAGCATAGAAGTTGTAGATTTCAGAACGGAACAAATCCAAGCTAAAGCCTGACTTGTTGTATACACGCTTGAATGAGTTATCAAGCTGCTTCCAGAGACCGACAGACAGACGGATATCATCTGGACCATCCTGACGTACTCTACCTCCTTGTCCCCACATCAAGTAGGTTTCAATGTCATTAGCAACCTTAGTAAGGTGTGCTGCTTCCATTGTAGTCAAGAAAGTACGAGACAATGAACCATTATTCATTGCACGTTTAACATAATCCTTACCCATACGGCTAACCATAGTATCCAAGTTAGCTACAGCAGGATCAATGTTCTTATCAAAGTTACGCCAGATTTCAGTTACAGGTACAGTACCATCTGCATTCATACCACCTTTGATCATAAGATCAGCACGGCTAGAAATAGAGTAATGTACGTGTGCTTCAGCACCACCTACAAAGTTGTAGAATTCACGGAAGCCAGTAGCTGTGATGATATCAGAGAATCTTTCTCCGTATTCACCACGAGCAGAACCTTTACGGAAGATCTTGGTACCAGATACAAGATACTGATCAGAATCAATACCGTTACCAGTATCATTGTTTACGAGTTGTACAGTGTACAAGAAACCATCACCGAGAGGAAGAATATCATCTGCGGTAACGTACATTTCAAAGCCATTGTACTTGTCATAAGTGATGATATCACCATGACCAAATTCTCTGCGTGACAATTTGATCTGGAAGGTAGTACCATCAAGACCAACAATACCCGTAGCTTGTGAATCTACAATGTAAGGAAGATCCTGTACAACAGGAGTCTGCCACTTGTATTCACCACGTGCATTGTCTACATTAATTACGTTCTTACCACCAAAGGAAGACATCTGATAAAGCGGCATCTCAACCTTTTGTGCCATTGCCCAAAGGTCAACTGGTCCAAGGTCCATCGGCTCCGCATTCTTCAGCATGTTAACCAGGTGATATGAATCTACGTGCGAACTAGCCGCATAATTGGTATCTCGTAGAAATATACCATTGTTTAAAACTGGAGTTGCCATTTACTTATTTATTTAAATTAAAAGGGTTATCGTTTATCGTTT